GGAGAATTTTTCTTCGTGCCAATATCGAGTAGAGGACATGTGTTTCCCTGTTATCAATGCAGGACATTAGCATTGTTTCTTGGTTTGCACTCACAGAGCTTCAGACTGAAGATTACATCTAAAGGTGCGTCTTTACCTTACTACTTAATGTAGTTCATATCTGCAACATATCTTTCGATAGTAGCAGTCACTTAGGCTCGAAACCTATTGTTAAACCATAAACAAAAGACTTAATGTGTCCACTTTTGTCTATGTTTGCATACATATTTCTATGTTTTTAATTACTTAACAATTAGTCCTGTGTTATAATATTTGCATGGGGAGTATGATTTTTTATTTTTATAAAAAATATCATACTTACAATGCGAATCATCTTAAGCTAACGCCATTGCTTAAGTACATTTTCGCGTTTTCTCTATTTTTCTTTTTTAATCAGGAGCCGGGGGACTTAGGTTTTCCGGCTCTGCGTGCGTCATGACGCATATTCAGACCTTCTTATATGGAAAGCTATTTGTAAATTTCAATTCTGTCATACTATATATGTAAAAAATATGGTAAAATAGAAAATGAGGTGCATTTATGATAACAGACAGACAGTTGAAAAGTATTGGTGACAACGCATTTTTAAAGACCTTCAGCAGCATACAGCTTCTTGGATTTACAGTGCTTTATTATAATTTTAATTTCAGTACTAAAAAACTGACCCAGTTTAATAAGAAACTGCATGAATATAACGGAGAATTATCAGGAAATTTTAATGCTTTTGATAAAGCGGAGAAAGAAATTGAAAAAATATGGAATGTATCCCTGCCTCATAAGGTTAAAGAATTTCCATACCGTGCCAAAACATACATAATAGGCGGCCTCCCGAAAGGTGGGATGCAGGCTATTAATATGGCGGTTGTAGAATCAAACCGCGCTATTGAGTCATACATCGTGCTTTCTTTGAACGCGCTTATGCAGATGGATAAAAAATTTGGTAAGGCACAGTTTGACTGCTTTTATGAAAATTTGAAAGCAAACTCCATGAACTATGCAAACGGCATGAGGGATGAATTTATCATGGAATATTTCAAGGAACAGATTGACATCAACATCACAAAATAGGAGAAATATTTATGGATTACACTAAATTTAAGGCACTGTATGGCGCCGGGACGCGGTATGCGACATGCTTTGTTTTCAATGCATATAAAAAAGACACAAAGGTATTTACAAAGAAAAATATGGAAAGCATAGGGATTGATCCTGCCGCTCCATGCAATCTCAAAGAGATGCCATGCGGAATACGCTTTGACATTGACGGTGAAACCACTGAGGCAGCCAAGAAGCTGACTGCTCTCTTCCCGGGAAAATTTGTTTTTGCCTGTGAATACTGGAATGAAGATGTGAACTTTAAAGGTTATATAGACGGTGAGGAATGTGATGATATTGCATGGGCCGCGCGGTATAAGGGTTATCTGCCACGAGATAAGGAAAAACCTGAATATGTGGCCCCGACAATTGATTTCATTTACCGGCGCATTACCTTCACGACCATATCTGCATTGTTTATGCCGGCTGAAAAAGCTAGGAAACTTTACGATGAGGGTGACAGACGCAAGAATATTATGTTTGACGACAAGCCTCCGAAGTTGTTTGGGATATTTTAGAAAAAGAGCGGTATTTTCCGCTCTTTTCTTATACCATCGGCGAATGGATAGGCATTACAGCTTTGCTTCCTTCAAATATGTTGAAAAACGCCAGTCCTGCCAGAATAAGCAGACATACTGCCGCAGCTGTTACAATAATAATGAACAGCCATCTCTTCCATCTGTTCATAAAACCTCCTCCTTTCGGTGTTTTCTTTCACAGAGTATGTTTTTTGTTTTCAAAAAAAGAGCCCACAAACCGTGGACTCTTCTTTTTTTATTTACCGGAATTAACCATTTTATCATATGGCTCAATAGCATCAAAAAGTGCTTCCCGCACCTCTTTATTGCCTTTTGCCAGCCTGATGACATGGTCAATTCGGTTATTTACCGCCTCCCACTGTTCATCTGTCATGGATAGCGGACCGACTTTTTTTATAGGATCGATGATTAAATTTATTTGTTTATCGGTCCATGCCTTTTGTTTAGGAGTCATAAAAACCTCCTTATAAAATACCTACCGGGTCACTGTCGTTTCCCCAGTCAAGCTTTTGACCGCACAACGGACATACTTTGTCGTCATGCTCCTTATTCACCTCCCTGCCGCATGTACAGTAGGCGTATATCTTCGTGCCGTTTCTTAATCTCCACTTCTTTAATTTAAGTGCTTTGCTCATAGTCATTTCCTCCATTTTCTTTTTGTGAGAGGCAATTTTGCTGTCTCCAGTTGTCATTTTTACACTTAAAGTATGATATTATTTTAATTTTTCGTTTTCCGACACGAAAAAACACTGCCTTGTGACATTGTCTTTTTTTTCGGTTTTAGTCTCTTATTTTATATGCCGTTGCCGTGCCTGTATAGGCGCATGGCATGCCAGCAAATCGGCTGTCTGATATTAATCTCATCATATCTTCTCCTTCTTCCCTATAATTCCAGTTCCTGCTCCTGCATTCTCATTGCATGTACAGACTGTATTGGGGATGTCCTGAGTGTCTTGCCTCGAAGAGATTCAGGATTTCTTGCATCGTTTACAAACTGTGCGATGAAAGGCTGTCCTTCTCCTGCCATCTGCGGAAGGTGTATATAGCAGTCATGGAAATTGCCACCGTTTAAGACTCCGACTCCCGCCCCCTGCATGTAAGTAACTGAATATTGATCATTAGCTGTATTGAAAAAATATCCTGCCTGTTTCATAATTTTTCGCATCCTTTCTTTGGTTTATATGGAAAGTATGACAGAAATATTTTTTCTGAGTGTCGATGGCGAGTATCCTCTACCTCATTTTTGCAATTACTTCTTTAAACCTGTCATACATATGATCAGGTATGATTAACCTGCCCACTTTTGCGTTTTCAAAAGCATATAAGTCAACTACAGTCTTTGCGGATTTGCCAGCATCATCAATAAATTCCAGTTCATTGATGGATGTTTCGCTGAATGCATGAAAATTCACACGCATTCCAGCTTTTATCACAAGTTTATCAAGCTTCACTGATGTAAAACAGCCGTCATCGAACTTATGAACATTTGGCGGCAGTTTAATGTCTTTAAGACTGCTGCAATTCGCAAAACAGTGTGCTGATATTGTCTCGATTTTGTTGCAAGCTGACATGTCAACCTGCTGAAGGTTTTTACAGTTGCAGAATACTGACAGCTGTAACTTTGGCGGTTTGTTAGAGAATACCACTTCATGAAGGCCTGAATCTGAAAACGACCTGCTTCCAAGCTCTTTGACCTGACTGAAATCAAATGCTTCCAATGACACACAATTACTGAAAGCTCCGCAGCAGACAACATTTATGTTTGAGGCATTTACCGTCTTTAAGGAAACACAGTTTATGAAAACCCGTTCAGGAATTGTCGTAATTGACTTTGGCAGAGTGGCCTCTGTCAGATGAACACAGTCTTCAAAAGTACTTTTTCCCAGCTTCACTGTCTTATCCGGAACAGTAATGCTTTTTAAGTCAGATGACATAAAAGCCCTAATTCCTATCTGCTTAAGGTTCTCAGGCAGATGAATAGACTCGATGCCGCTGCCATGAAAGGCTTCCTTTTCAATCAGACGGATATTGTCAGGCAGATTGATTTCTGTCAGCATCATTGTACCTCTAAATGCTGCTTCTTTAATGCTTGACAGATTTTCGATGTGTCCTGTGAAAGTGACTGTCTTTAAACTTTTACATTCGCATGCTAATCCCCCAGGAACAGATAATCCGGCAACACTGACAGGAACATTGATTGTCAGTTTCTTCAAAGGTTTGCATTCAGCAAAAGCCCTTTCGCTGATCTTTGAAATGTCTTCAATGATTACATCTGTGACATCGGTTTCTGAAAATGCGCATACACCGACATAAGTATGAGCAGGGATAGTATTTACTGATAGACTGTGACATTTGAGAAATGCCGAGTCTTCTATAAACAACGCTTTGTTTATGTCTATCTCTGTCAGATTTGTGCAGCCACAGAAGCATCTCTCCGGAATGGTTATCTGGTCTGCTTCAAAATTGACAGTGTGAAGATTAGCACAGCCAGCAAACATTGCAATGTCAAGGCTGAAGTTCTCGGGAATATTAATTGACTCAATTTTGATTGAACTGAATACATTGATTCCTGTTGATGCTGCTCTTTTTGGCAGAACCAACTGTTTAATGCCTGCACAGTGAAAAGCATAGTCTCCTATCTCTGCCAAACGCTCTGGCAGTATGACCTCAGCCAATGAAACGCAGCCGTAGAACGCCCTTTCTTTTATGGCGTTAAGTGTTTCAGGGAAATTGATTTTTCTGAGTTTATTGCAGCATGAAAACGCTCTTTCTTCAATGCTCTCAACGCCTTCAGGCAGGATTACTTCTTTCACGTCGGTACTGATAAAACACATTTTGTCAATGATTTTTACATCTGCTGGAATTGTTACTATCTTGCTGCCATTTAAGTTGCAGTCTACGAGTACGCCATCCTCAATTTTGAACACTGGTTCTTTTTTACAAGCTTCTTCCTTGGTATATCCTGTTTCCTTGATAATTAATTCCATGTTTTTCTCTCCTTGTATGCTTGGGTTCATCTTCTTCATATACATACAGGCAGGAATTTCTCCCCGCCTGCTCTTTTGCTACTCGCTGTCTTTATCCGCATCCTTTGTAACCACAGTATCCGAATCTGCTTATTTTGTCACCGATTTAGCGTCTAGGAAGCTTCCACCGTGAAGTATTCAGATCAGTTAGATATTATCCAACTATACTACTCACGTAGCATCCTGCAACTCCAGCAAGGAAAGCCAATACGCCCATGATAATAAGACACACTCCTCCTTTTCTGCCAATGTCGTCCTTTTCATTTGCAACTGTATGCACAATCCCAAATACAAGGAATACAAAACCTGCTAACACGACGAAAAAAGTCAAAGTCTGAATAAATTGTTTCGCTGCCATGATAATTCCACGCCTCTCTTATTTATCCGAATCAGCATCCTTTGTAACAACAGTGTCGCTGCCCTGTACTGTTACCCATCCATGTCTGAGTCTTGCCTCAGCCTCTTTCATGCGGATCAACTGGTCAGTAATTGAGCTGTTAATCTTCGCATTTGCATCAGCTTCTGCCTGCGCTGCAATAACTTTTGCATCAGCATCACCCTGAGCAGCTGTAACCTTGGCTTCAGCGTCAGCTTTTGCTTTGTCAATGTTAGTCTGGTTCTGGATTGCCTGTGTCTCAGCATTCTGCTGTGCTGCAATCTTTGCATCAATGGCTTTTCTTGTATCCTCATCCACTTCCACATTTGATAATGAAACATTTGAGATTGAGATATTGTAATCAGCAAACTTATCAGCAAGATAATCGGTAATAGCCATGTTGACTTCCTCACGCTTTGAACCAATAATGTCTGAAACCTTATATTTGGCGACAACCTCTTTGGTCCATGAAACAATATTTGGTTTTATAAAACTATCCCTTACACCGACCCCGTTAGCCCCTTTAAATCGAGTGAAGACCTTATTCAAAGTGTCCTGCTGGAACTGGTAGCTATATGTAAGTTCAATCGTCATAGCCTTTCCTTCAGACGAACTTGCTGAGAAACTCTCATCTGACGGAGAATCACCTTTCTTTGATGCAGTTAAATATGACTGTTCCAAACCTACCGTGTACAGTGTTGTTTTAACGAACGGGCTCTTAATGTGCCATCCCTGACCAAGCGATTTATCCTGCACGCCTCCGTTCATGTTATACTGGACTGCTGCATATCCCGCAGGCACCCTTACTGTTAACAGATTAATGAATATCACTACAAAGATTAAAAGCACAGCGCATATAACCGCTCCTTTAATCCAGTTTATCGTGCTGTTTGCACTCTTTTTGCTCATTACTGCTTCCTCTCTTTCGTTATCATCTTTTTCCTGCTTGGCTGCATAATTATATGTCCAGTCGTTTGGATCATCATATGCAATATGCTTATCTTTCTTCTTTGACATCATCTTCCTCGCTTTCTTTTTTACCTTCATCTTTGTCTCCGGGACTCATTCCGGAAAAGAACCTGCCTATCTGTTCAAAATGCTTTGAAAGCAGAATCCAGATGACAGCAAGTCCTATAATTACAAGCATAATAAATGCTCCCATAAAATACAGTGCTCCTTTCGTTTTTATATGGGAAGTATGATAGATTTGATTTTTATGAATGGCTTTCCATATAAAAATACGTTTTTTCATCTCACTGCTAAAGTGGCAGAATGAAAGAACGCAATATTTTGAATTTTTTACATTCACCTGTCAGCGCATCAATTTCTATCTATTTTCCTTTTTCTTCTTTCGGCTTTTCGCATCGCTCAAATTCGATCACCCATACGTAAGGATTCGCATCCCATCCGTAGCGATCAAGGTCGGATTTCTTGATAGTAGAATCCCACAATCTCTGAAATAAGAGAAACAGTTCAGTGATGAAATCAAATTTACTAGCGCATTCCTTCGGATCTACTTCAATTCCTTCTTTCTTTACACTGAGTCCCGTAATATCCTGCAACCGCTCCGCCCTAACATCCGTAACCTTAAGCCAGATGCGTGCCGCTTCTTTCGGCATGTGGATGGATGGTTTCCATGGTTCGTTTGCATCTTCAGAGTTTGCGATACTTGCTTTGTAGCCGTAAAATTCTTCCATGTGACAACTTTTACCTTCACCCACTCGCTTGTTATATTTGTGCCATGTTTCCCTAACATACAGGATATCTCCCGGCTGATATGGGGCTTTGTATGCAGTATTTATCAGTTCTATATCTGTCATATCACAGTATGGTTTGAACATGAATTTCTTTTCTTTCAGAAATTCTTCCGGCACTCCGTTTTTACATTTATCCGGCAACATTCCTACAAACTGTTGCGGTTTTACAATTCTTCTTGTGCAACTCTTTCTACCTTCCAGAATCGCCTGAACCATTTCAGTGTTAAACAAAATCGGCTTAATTGCCATCTATTCCACCGCCTTTCACAATCTCGATTGCATTTTTGCTTATTATTAAGTTATGATTCATCATCGTTCCGTCACCCATGTTCACATCTGCAGTAAACTATTTACTTACATTGAGAGTATGATAGATTCAAGAAACTTCTATAGGCTTCTATATAAGTTTTTACCTAAGTGCAAAGAAAAAGAGAATCTGCTACAGACTCTCTTTATCATTCCTTGGCCGTCTCTATCTTTATTTATTTCTGTTTTAATACAAAACACTGTGAGTCACATCAAAATTATATTGTTCTTTATCAAATAATGGGTTTCTGGCTCTTTCTTTGTCACAATACTTATTTTCAACAATATAGTTAATTGCTTCTCCGTTTCGTTTATACCATTCAGTACCATATTTATCAATAAGGATTGTCTTTATCTGTTCTTGAGCAGCATAAAGGCCTATATCATTTTTGATACACTCAAATGCCATATTCTCAATTAATCCAGCTACTTCTAAATTTCCCATTAATTTTTCTTTTCCATTTAAAAGACTTGTTTGTCTAAGATATTCTGGTGAAAACATATCCAAACTCCTTTCTTAACCTATTACAGTTACCAACCAAATCAATATACCTACCTTTTTTTATTATTTGAAAATGATTTTCCTCTCTTTCATTAGTCTGCCTCCAAATTATCATCTATTTTGATCACTTTTGTATCAGGATTTTTCTTCCCGGTACTGATAATACTTAATACCTTATTTCCATGCAAATCTTCTGTTTCTTTGAATTTATATTTGACACCATCAGACTCAAACGTGCCATCATAATCATCAGAATCGCAGAGCCAGATAATAAATGGTTTCGCTGTGGAATAATCCAGTGCGTCAGGATATTCTGCTGCTATTTTATTCTTAACATATTCACAATGAGCTTCCTGTTTTTTAACTTCAGCTTTGCAGTCCTGATAGACTTTATATATTAAGACACCTCCCGAAATGCACATACTCCACAAAATAATGTAAATAAAAATTCTACATGCCTTTTTGCATCGAGAGCCTAACAAAAATGTGAATCCTGCCGTCCCCAAAAATATAAGAAATAATCCAATTAATATATCACCCATGTACAACTTTCCTTTCATTTAGAATCGCCCGAATCATTTTCATATTGAATAAAATTGGTAACACTCTACTCATCTTCTGTTCCCTCCTTGTAGCAACAATACACAATCGGATTGTCAGTATCACACTCACAGTTGTTCCAGTCGATATCTTCCAATGCTCTGTCTTTTGCAATCTGTTCTGCTTCTTCCTGTGTATCAGCTTCGATGTCATCATAATCAATCGAAAGTTGCAAACCCACGCTTGCATTCCACTTAGCCATTCACTCCACCGCCTTTCCCAATCTCGATTGCTCTGCTTAATCCGGCATTATATCCCTGATGTATATCTGACAATATAGTCTCACAGTCAATGAATTTATCTTTTTCCATTTCACTAACAACCTTATCTACATCATAAGCAGTTGGTTGCTCCTTAAAGTAATCCGTTAACAACGCAAGAAGGAAATCATTGTCTCCTTCTTCCAACACGCGTATGAACGTGGATTTTCTTTCTAAAATATAATCAGTCAAACTCTTTGGTTGAATCGTCGCATCAATTAATTTCATAAATTATTTATCCTCCTATTCCATGCTTTAATAGCTTTTTTCGTACTTCCCTCGATATTTTTCATAGTATTATCCTCATTGTTCGTGTTTGGGCAAAATCCCTCTGTCCGCGCTCCACATTTACATGCGCACCAAATTGTCAAACCATAAGATTTCATAACTGCTTTAATTTTTGGTTCCCTTCCACAAAACGGACATGGTCTTAATTCTTCACTCATTGTTTATCACTCCAATCTAAAATTCGATTACAGGTTTTGGATTTTGGGCACTTTTTGCAATCCAGTATTAAGCATGAATTCTTCGCCAACTCTTCATCCGATGTATTTCTTGTCTTATCGGCATTAGTTGGTACTTTGCGATCCGGTATTCCACTCGTACATCCGCTCAGACTAGGAATTTCAATATGGTCCAAGCAAATATTTGCATTGCTGCACTTGTTACATTTCATTTTATGAGCACTCCTTTTCTAAAATGGTCCAATAGTTATTTATTATTTTTGAATTATAGTCACGGATTGTCATTTCCAATAATTCATCCAATCCGCCCATTTCAATGACTACTTCTGCATTAAGTTCTGACAACAACAAGAAATACTTAATTTTATCAGCCTGATTTAACTGGTTCCATAGACTATCAAGAAAAATAAAGCGATACCTGCTTAAATCTTCACTATCCTGCTTGGCCCATTCGATAAGGTTAAATACATTTAGACTATAATAATGATTACATTTTAATAATGTATTTTCATTAATATTTGTTATGCGTGGTGGCATTGTACTTACAGCTTCTTGTCTATATTTTAAAAATATCTTTGGAAAGGCCTTTTCATAAACATCTACATGAGCACCTATTTCTTCTGGATAACAAATAATATTCACTTTATTGTCTTTTACATTTGATAAAATATTAAATGACTTTCCGCTGCCACTTTTTCCAATTACAATTCTATGTAATTTCTGATATTTATTTTTCATAATTTTAGTTCTTTTGTTTATCCTTTCATACGATTCTCACAGATATTTTTCTCCCGCATGATTTTACAGCTGAATGTTATAATACATGATTATGTACATAATTAATCCCAGCTTAATCAATGACATGACATTCTTAACGCACAAACGAATTGAGTAATGCATCTGATCGCTATCGAGGTCAGCATGAGCAGTCTTCGTTTGTATCGCGTTTGTAGCAAACATTAAAACATTTGCAACCATTGCAATTATTATTACTGTTTTGAGCATTCTCACTGTTAATCCTCCTATCTGATTTAATTGATTTACTTAATGTTATCAAACTTCAGGTTAGTTGCAATCTCAGAAACCTGCTCAAACTTCGCAAGTAAGTTATATATTTCCCTTGTCTTCAAATGATTTATTCTCCTAACTCTATTACAATATTTAATTTATTGAATCCATCATGCGCTTTAACTGGGAATGCAAGTTTACACTGACTGTTCAAATAGTTACTAATCAGTTCTTTTGGGATAACCGATTGAACGTTTAGAAAATCTTTATCTAAGATATCTGCTCTCATCTGTTCAATGTCATCGCCATAAAATCCAAGGGCTTCGCCACATCCAAGACACCATAGTCCAAACCCATTATCTATATCATATACAATTAGATAAGCATTTGCTTGATTTAATTTTTTGTTTTCACAAAGAATGACATCACCCGTTCTTAGTTGATATAACATATTTTTATTACCTCCATTTTACAAGAAAGTTTTATCAGCTATTATCAAACTTAATATCAGTTGCAATTTCTGGTACCTGTTCAAGCTTTGCAAGCAGCCCATTGTAATAAAACACCCTGTCTGAATCTGTAACAGGTTCCTTTAACAGGTATCTTGCAACGAATGTCATCATGTCTTTGTCAACACACTTAACCTTTATGCTGCGGCCTGCATTGTCCATTGAACAGACATCCTTGATGTAGCCGTCAACGCCGTATCCATAAATCTTGTGCAGGGAAAAGGCTTCCGTGTTCACATATGACACCCGACCGGATATTTTATATATGTCGGCTATTACTTCACGTCTATTCTCCATATCAGTCACGTCAAAAATAATCTCATCAGCAAGAAATGCCGCCACATTCTCTTTGCTAATAACTTTTGCATGCAGAATATCTGTCAGCAGTTTATCCATAAGCATCTTTTCGTAAGCAGTTTGTCTCTTTGGATTAAGATTGCCCATGATGACCTGACGAATATACTTGCTGTTTATGATGTGTTTGTTATCAGTAAACCTGCTGATAAAGTCTTCCCATGTATCAGATCCGCCAAATATGTCATCACGGTATTCATGTAATGCTGAAAAATTAGCCTTTTTCATGTCAATGCTTAAGAATACTCTGCCATTATTCTCGGGGTTGTATATCTTGTTTACCGGGAGCCCTTTGTTTTTTATTGAAAAATCATTGATGCCATAAGCGGTGAAAAGCTGAAAGCCTTCTGTACCCCTTACAGTTTCAATTGCTTCGTCCTTTATGCGACTATAGTCAGCAAAATAATCTATAGCACTGTCATACTTTGTAAGTTCGCTCTTAAATAAATCCCATTTGCTTACAGAATCATACAGAAAATCAAACAGTTTGAGTCTGTCTGAAAAGTATGGTTCATCGAATATGTTAACAGGAATATCGCAGTCCTTGCAGAACCGCTGTCTCAATTTGATCTCGTTGTTCATATATTTTCCCCTCTTTTTCTTTCTTGTCTATAATAAGTATGAAAGATTTTATACTCGTGTATTGCTTTCCATATAAAAAGAGACCGCCTCCAGTCTCTTTTTTGTCAAAAGCATGGTTAAGATTCTTTAACCTCAACAACTTCCAGCTCGCTTTTCCAGTCAAACATGTCACTGCTTAAGCTGTTTGCCAGATTAAGAGCCTCTGCTTCCGAGCAGGCCATGACCTTTGCAGTACCATGATCGACTGCATGAACGATGAACTCTTTCTTTTTTCTGACGATATTCTCTGCCGCCCACACTGGAACGGCAGTAACTGACACCACGGTATGGCCACATACTGTACCCCACACACTCGGCTTTAACCCAGGACATGTCATTGAGGTCGCAGCTTCTATTGAAAATCCACTTGACCCCGTCAAGCTTAGCAACTCTGTGAAAATACCGTTTCTGTCAGTTCTCTGGAACACTTTCCGTTCTTCCCCTTTTGAACCGGATATAGTCACTACGACAACAAAATCATCAAAAGAAAACTCATCTTCAGACATCAGTCCGTGTTCAACACAGTACTTTGCCATATGCAGCCCATGCTCTCTGCTGTCATATTTCTTTACGACTTCTGGTGTAATTCCTCTGTCGAGAAGTTCTAAGTATACAGTATCCTCATCTAGTCCTTCGGTAACAGCATTGTCCCAGATTTCTTTGAGCTTGGATGGCATGTCAATATCTGCCTCTGTTTCAACGTATACAAGATGGCCTGCTGCATGAGAAGTCATGAAGAGTACTTCGAGATTATCGAAAGTTTTTACGACCGTATCATCACGCCCTTGTTCAAGCGCGTCACGTAAAATTTCCACAGTAATCATCACTTCTTGTGCTCCTGGTGTTTCATCCATCAGATACAGTGTTTTGTCGTCCTGAGAGAATTGTGCAAAACCGCGGACCCAGTTTGGTTTATGTCCCGCACCAAAACAGATAATCGCGTCCTCTCTCATGTTTTTAAGTGCTTTTAACATAGCTTTTGCTTTCATTATTGTTTTCCTCCACTTTTCTTTATTTTTTTGTTACATGAAAAGTATGTCAGAAAGTTGTATATCGAAAGCGCACACAAAAAAAAAGACACCGCTTTTGCGATGCCTCTTTTTCATTATGATTTTTTCAGATTGTTCTCATCTGCCTGTCAACAGTTCTTATTGCAGCAGGCAGTGCCTCATAACCAAAGAGCTTGCCGCCCCTGCCGATGTCCGATAAAACAATGCTGTTCGCAGTCGGATACTCGTCAAACTCCGTAATGGGGTCATTAAGCTCGTATTCGGCGATAACATCATCAACACTGTCAGAAAGCCACAGAACATACTTGATGTCTTTCCCAGTCTTTTCTTTCACCGTATCAAGGATTCTTCTGACAAAAGCCTTTTTTTTTCTCTTCTGCAACAGACTTATCCTTTTCTTCAAAAATATCTGCAAAATACGAAGTTTTTGAAAATTGCAGGTCATCTGACAGATGTATCACATCTTCTACTATATCAGTATCCTTTAAAATACTATCAGCAAGAGTGTCAAGAATGTCTGCGTTCCACAGCTCAAAAATCTCATGAGTCATGACATCTACAGCATTCCTGTAACCATCGTTAAAGATGCCATCAGACCTGTAACCAACTGGTTCCTTTACTTTAACAGTGACAACATAATTAACATCGTCATATTCAAGTTCCCAGTCACCTGTATACTCATCTTCCGGATCGGTATACGCTTTCTGAAAACCGTTCTTGTCAAAAAGAACAGCCTCTGTGTAAGGTTTATTTTCTCCATCACAGATAACAATCTTAATATCAGCCTGCATTCCATCCGGGAAAACAGCGGTGCTAATAATAGTCTCATCTCGTTTAAAACCATATTTGTCGTAAATTTCATCACCTGTCATTGATAACAGATGATTAACGAAATCCAATTTCTTCTGTTCCAGAGCAATCTCCGCTCTTAGAGTGTATGCCTCTGTCATGCCGTCAATAAAACAGCCGTCACAAGCCTTTTCTTCACAGTATTTACAGAAATCTGTTTTAATGTCCTCCTGTGCGGTTCTGACTTTTTTTGCGATTTCTCTGTTAAATGTATTTGCCATAATATTTTTTGTTCCTCCTTAATATTAATCCTCAACAACCAACGTGAAATAATTATCAATTACTATCTCATCGCCAACCTTGATTTCGCTCGCCGGTACTGTCTTGCAGCTTCTTGGCGAATTGTCCTTTCTTGAAAAGGTTGTCACTCCGTTGTTTGCACGTTCTATAACCTCGCTTAACGTGATTATATGTTTACTCATACTTTTCTCCCTTCTACAGCACTATTCCAAACTCGTTCTTAAGGATATCCTCAAACTGCGGATCTTTTTTGCAGTACTCCTCAAGGAATTTTTCGTATGTACATGGGGCAAACTCCCTGTGTACTGCTTCTCTTTTATCACTATCCATGAGCACAGCGATTGCATCCATGACATTTTTGTTAATCATTTTGCTCATTTTTTTATGGATACAGCTTGACATACTTCTCTGTCTCCTCCTCTATCTTCTTTAGATCTTTGTTTGTGAATCCGCCGTTTTTCTCAACCTCATCAACTTCTTTCGGAGAAAGGCCGAATATTGAAATAAGCACATAGCTCATCTCAAGCATTGCTCCGTGATTATCAGTATTTGTTTCCCCTGTCTTAAGTTTTTTACATGCACCGTAGTATCTGTTTTGATACCTGATGCGTGCGTTGTTCCATTCCTCAACAATATTACTCATACTCATTTTGTTTTCCTCCTTTTTTCTTTTTTATATGGAAAGTATGATAGATTTTGTGAAAACCATGTCTTTCCATATAAAAAAAGACGCCAGATATTCTGACGCCTCTTTTTCAGCCAATAATCTCGAATCCATTTGGCACACCATTATAGTATGCAACGAATCCATAGTTCCCGTTCGAAAACTGAACCATGTCATACCCTTCCTTTATTGCAAGATGCTGGATTGCAAACTCAATCGGCATCTCAACAATCCTGTCGGAAGTATACGGCGAGCTGTGAAAATGACACAGGAAGTTTTTGTCTCCCAGTCCCAGGATTTTTCTTTTCTCTTCCTGCTCTTTTACGATTTCCTCCGGTTCGTTCTCCAGAACACGGGCTTTTGTGATTATAATAAAATCGCTCATTTTATTTTCTCTCCTTTTCTTCTTTTTTCTTTTTATATAGAAAGTATGATAGATTTTTCAAATCGGATGATCGTGTCTATTGTTCAGATGGGAGCAAAAAAAAGAAAGAGGGCAAGCCCCCTTTCTTTTTCATTCAGCAGCTACGTCGACAAGCTGTTCATCGAAACACACCGGCTCAATATAATTGTATTTTGAGTCATTTTTGCTAATGCCGTATTTTTTACAGATGACGTTTGGCACATAAACATCGAAATCACCGTAATTGAAGCAATTACAGTTGTTTTCATAAATCATTCTGCCCTCTGGGGTAGTACAGTACTCTGTGCTGGCTTTTTTTATTGATTCTAAAACATCTTTCGAAGTCATGCCGTCCTTTGCACTGATTAAGAGGCAACAAATTCTTACATTTGTTCCTTCCTGTTCATACGTAGGTATTACAAACTCTGCCATAATACATACCTCCTTTTTTCTTAATTTAAAAAAAGTATGTTAGAACTAATTTTTTTCAAAAGCTTTGCTTCTTCTATATAAACCCGCACAAAAAAAGAGAGCCACTTCTGACTCTCTCCTTTTTTACTGGATATTTTATTTTTCGCACACACTTCCGTCTTTGTAAACACGCATGCACCTCAAATCTCCTCCTGTTTCACCTTTTATCTCAGTGAAGTCAGGGGCTTTATAGACATCATATATGATTTCAAGTTCCTCCATGACATCATCCACCGCCTGCTTGAATTTATCCACAGGATTCTTCGCCGCTGTGGCATCAAGCTTCTTTTTAGCCTCTGCAAAAGCCTTGTCTGCCTTTGAACAGCGCGCCTTTGCTTTTGCTATGCGCTCGTTTGCTGTTACACTGTACAGGCCCTTAAAACTGCCACATACAGGACACGCCTGCTCTATATCACGGCATCTGCGCTCTTTCATGACTTTAGTGCTTATCTTACTTCCGCATTCGCGGCAGGTAACATATGCAGCTTTTACATTAAAAGGAAAAGTGTCCTTATAAAGCTTTTCCAGCTTCTCCCGCTCTGTCTCAAGGCGAAGCTTTGTTGTTTCAAATTGTTTTTGTGTCATTTTTCATTCCTCCTATTTTCTACGCCTCGACAACCTTCCAGTTGTCGGCGATCCTTTTACTCGGTATGTAAGCTGTACCGTCTGTTTTCAGCCAGAACGGACGTTTGAACTGATATGCCGGAGCGCTTTTTACAGCTCTGTATGTTTCGTCGCATATCGTCCACTCTATCACGGTTCCAACCGGAAGCGATGACAGCTTCGGCTTGGCTGCCTGCTCAAGACAGCGCCTTCGCCACTCAAGTGCCCACTCATCATCTGTCTCACTGAGCAGATTAATGATAGACTTTGGACAATCGCATTGTGCGGGACCTGAGAACTCACTCATGTCCTTGTAGAAAAATTCACCTTTTTCTACTGCCGTGAGGAATACGTATCCGCATACCTTGCCATCATTTATCGGCTCATAAATGTCCTTTCCATTCTTATCTTTGCCAGCATATCTGACCATGGATTTTACTGCAGCATAATATGTGCTGCCTTTCATAGCTGACTTAAGCACAAGGAAGTTTCCTCTGTTTAATCCTTCCATGAAATAAGCGTCGCACTCGGCCTTGCGGTCAACTGTTCCTCTTTTTGTAAAGTGCGTCGGGTAATAACTTGTCCATCCCATTATTGTTCCTCCTCTTCATCATCATCTTCTTCTACGACTTCTCCGCTTGTATATCCTTCGGATATCTTCTGAAGGATATGCTCCTGCGAGCACTCGCTTAAGTCGTCAAATCTTACTGTTTCTCCTTCGAGTGTGATGTTAAAATCAACACCCCACCAGCCTGTTTTTGTCATCTCTGTTTCCTCCGTTTTTTAATTCTTGCAGACAAGATAAGGTCTGCCGTTAATGATAACCGCATTCCAGCCTGAGCTTTCTGCTGTATACCAGAGCTGCTCAAACTTTACGTATCCTTCCATTTCATCTGTGTACTTAAATGGAAAATCCACATACCCAAGGTCATGAAGGACAAATCCTTTTTCCCAGTCGGTAAATATGAAGCCGTTGCCGTCGTTGTAACAGGCGGTTTCATTATCGAAATCAATGATGACAAAGTCATCCGGTTCTTTTTCTTCTATCTCGCTTAGAAGAAATGCCTCAGCAAGAACCATAAGATTTTCCTCACCAAAACGTTTAACAAGCTCATTAAGCATTAATATGCTTGTAAGCTCTTCTCCAACCGGAGAGTCAGCGATTATCCACTCATCTTTACCTGTCAGTTCCTTTAATTTTCCTGAGTCCATTGGAAGTGAAACTTCTACGTCCTCATCCGTTGTTATGTTTCTTAAAAAAACATCCATATTCAATTTACCTCCATTTTTCTTTTTTATATGGAAAGTATGTTAGATTTTGCGTAAACCGGCATATGGCTTTCCATATAAAAAAGAGCCGCATCTGCGACTCTCTTTGTAAAAAATGAATTTTTATTTTTTAACCTCAATACTGATTCTTCCGTAATACGGGATTATAGCGCTAATCTCTCTGTTCTGAATTCCCTCAGGAATGCTCGCATAATCAACGGAATGCGGGGCAACAAGCCATCTTCCGATATGTTCCCTGCCGTCATATTCGTTGATTGCAATCTCCTGGTAAGAATCTGTAATCTTTGACAGAAATTCTTTTACTGTCATTTTTGTTTCTCTTTTTATGAATTTTATAGTTATCAATCCTTTCTACTACATTCACTTATTTTTTCATCATCCAGTGTGACGAAATCTCCACTCTTTAAGTCCTGACACTCGTAGTAGGACTTTGGCTGCCAGCCATTGAAAGAGTTTCCTCTCTCAATAATAATCCGCTCAACTCTGAGAGTCTGCTCTACACATGATCCGGAATGAGACACAGTGGCAAAGCAGCCTCGTATCCGCTTTATTTGGTCTCCAACGTTATATTTTACTGTTATCTGCATATGCTATTACCTTTTTCTCCAAGAAATTTCCGATTCCTTAAAATATTTTATGCCATTCGATTTTCTGCCAATTCATTAAATCAACATATTTTTCTTCAAATGAATTCTCTTTAATTTTTCGCTGACAACCGTTTCCATACAAAATGTTATGCAAACTCTCAAGGCTTGCATCTGCTTCTGTTATAGGTTTTTCATTTACAAAAGCTTGATACCACCAATCATCATGTTTTACTATAATGTTAATTATTTTTCCGTTATACACTTTTCTCCATGTTTCAATTACCATACTTATCACCTTTCTTCAAGAAGTTTCCGTTTCATAGGTTTATCTTACCCTTGCACAAGTTATAGATAATACCTCGCATTCTTCAATTTCTGTTTCTGAAAGATATTCACTTATTTGCTATTCGGATAGCTTCATTCATCACTTTTTCGCAGTCTTCATTTTCTTTTTTTGTCATTTATTTATTCCATTCTTTCAGACCTTTGATGTTTTTGACTTAGTCGAACCATCTTACAGCAATGCCTTGCTCATTAATTTCTTTTCTGTCATGACCGCAATCGTCATCGTCTAACTCGACAACTTCATGAGTGTCATGATATGGAACATATTTTAATTTTTCTTCCGCTTCTTTCCGGTCTTTCGCCAACAGATAACCGTCTGCAATCACATCACCTCCGACTTTTGCTTGCCAACTGAAAATTTTCATATTGTCAATTTTCTCCTTTTCCTTCATAATCAAAAATACTTGCGTTAGCATGGTTATCGAGAATATCTTCTACCATTTCGTGTACTTCAATTGCAAGTTTTTCCGTTTTGTCTGCTACAATTCCGTCTAAGCCACTAATTCTATCTAACTCTTTTGTAATGTAATTAATATTTCTTGTTGTTCTACTCATCTTATCCTCCATATGAAATCATCGTTTCATCTTACTTCGGCATTGTAATAGTTATTGTCGTCATCACATTCCCAAATGAAATATTTTTCATTTTCAAATGAAATCTATCTGCCACAACTGAATCGCCTGATATGTGATGTGATAATCGCTGAATTCAATGTATGCACTGAACTCTCTGCCACAGCCGCCACAGATGTTATCCGGGTCATTTTCTATGTCCTTCTTTGCAAGCTCTGCAAGCTTTGCTCTTACTTTATCTGCAGTTCCTCTGAATCTGTATACTAATGTGCCATCAGCCGCCGTATTTGCGACTGCAATAATCCAGTCAGACTCATAATCATCGTATTTTGACATACTTTTTCCTCCTTGTTTCTTTACCTGCCAGCATCTTTTCTAGTTCTGGTCAACTATATGACCGTCTTCGTCGAATAAGATACTGTATTTGTTGCTATAATATTCCACTTCGTCCTCCGGACACTCTGCTTCTTCAAGGTCCGCTTCGCCACGCTCCAGTGCAAGACAGCGCACATTTTCTCTTGCGTTGTCCTTGGCTCTTAAGCCGCTTTCTCCGCAGCCGCATCCTTCTGCTGCCGCATAAATTTCATTCCATGTGTATTTTTTCATTGTTTTCCTCCAATCTTTTCTTACAGGTCCTGCATTATGCAACACATAAGGTAGCTGCAATTTCAAATTCCCGTCTTGATAGTTTAAATGGAATTTGTTCATCTTCCTCTTGTAAGACAATATAATCATCTGTTTCTTCAATCAATTCACAGGTTTCTCCATCCATACAAGGAGTTCCATTATCGGTTTTCAAATCAAACCACTCCTTATCTCCATCTGTTTCCTTTTGAATATATCCACCGTATTCCAGTGGTACATATTCTTCTTCATTATCAAAACCTGTTAATACATTAAATAATGTCGCTGTACTTACTGTATATTTTTTCATTATTTTTCCTCCAATCCTTTCTTATGACTCTTGTATTGTCAATCTTTCTGCAATGACTTTGCCAAGTGCATTCCTGATGTCTTTGTAACTGCACCCGCTGTCTGTATTGATGGCATGTTTTGTCACTTCATTCACTACAGCATCGCCAATGGTTTCATCTGCTCCTGTTTTGTTATTCAGGATATCCTCTGCATACTCACTGCCGACCAGTTGCGAGAGCAGTTTTGCAGCGTCAGAGCGTATGAGCTGTTTCATTAAAGATAGAGACTTGCAGTCCCTCTCCTTTGTTTCTTCAATATCCATTTTTTGTTGTTCTCCTTTCTTCTTTTTTATATAGAAAGTATGTTAGAATTTAAGAAAACGCCAAAATTTATTAAATTTTTGATTTTTTTGCAAAAACGTTAGAAAAATAAATCATACTTATGCCGGAAGTTTTTCAAAAGCTTTCTCCTTTGTAAACGGGAACCGGAAATATCCGGTTCCTATTTTTTTGCATGAAAAAAGAGCCCCCATCTGGAGCTCTTCTTTTTTATGTGGACAATAAAGTTAATATTAATCAAACTGAGGTGATGAAATTTCTTCTTTAGAAATATATCCTAAACAATATTTCTGTTGTTCTCTCATTGCATCACAAATTCTCATAATTTGTGAATATCCATCAGACTGACTTTCTGTGTATTTTGCTGCAATTTTTTCAATTTCTCTAATATACTCTTGCATTTTATCTATTCTCCTTATAAATCTTAGTTTTAAGACCATTCACGGTTTAATTCTTCAGATATTTTATCAATCATTTGCATATCAATTTCATATGCATTATTGTTATTTTTCTTTGATAATATATCTCTTAACTCGCTTGCTGCATCTTTTCTTCCTTTTAAGTATGCTTTCTCAATCTCGTTGTTTACTATTTTATTCAAATCTAACATATCTTTCCTCCAATCTTATCAAGAAATTTTAGTTTCCTTTTTTTTCTTTCTTCTGAGATGCGAATTTCTATCATATTAAATGTCAATGTGGGTTATATCCATTTGCAATCATGTCTTTTAAGTAAATTTCTTCTGGATACGCATCCATTTTATGTCCATTTTCAAATTCGATTTTCCAAGCAGGTAAAGATTCTAAATCCCATTCCTTACCTTCCTCACATCTTCCAACCACCTTAAATGGTTTTCCAACATAACTTTTGTCTTCATCATTCAAATCAAATGGAGTCCAAAATTTGTCTACAAATCCAACGGCTTCATAAGCATCATACAAGTCTTTTAAGAAATCTCTTTTTCTGTCTGCGCTCATTTCATCCCTTGCTTCTGGATATTTTTCATTTAATTCATCCCATGTCATAATCTTTCCTCCAATTCTTTACTCCGTATCACACAGCGTATATCCCATTCCTGCTAATATATCTGGAGCATTATCATAATTGATTTCCTCGAAATCTTCTTCCATCCATGATAAAGTTCCATTACAGTCACATTCGGGACAGGTGTTTTCTCCGTGATTTATCAGCATTGCTCTTCCGCAGTTATTACATGCTACAAAATCACAGCATTCGCTTTTGTTCTTACTTGTAACTCTGTCCAATACAATGTTTTCACCCATTTTTAATTACCTTTTACCTTTCTTATACGTCTCAAATCTAAACATATCCTCATCGCAGTTTGCACAATAAAAAGGATATGTATTCTTCAGCTCTTTACATGTCTCGCGGACAACTTTGTGTCCGCAGCGCTTGCAGTATATGTTCTTAACCATTCTGTTACTCCTTTGCTTGATTTTTTCCTCCATATTAATTTCTCCAATCTTATCAAGAAATCTTAGTTTCATTTACATTTTTATTGAATATAACCAATCTTCAAAATCCTCATAATCCATAAGCTTTCCATCCACTTCAACATAGTTTTCCTGTTCCGATTCTCTTACTACAGAAAATCCATCATAGTTTCCATACACCCTTACACATTTGTTGTCAGCTTTTTCAAATTTTATATTCCACGAAATCAGTCTTCCTAAAATATACGCCATAATTTATTTCCTCCAATCTTCTAAAGAAATGCGAATTTAGTTAGCTATATAACCAATTTGCATAATCCGAGTGTGCTTTATCAGTAACATGATCTGCCTGTTCTTTATCTAAAAAGAATAAGCAGTTCCAAAACATTGTTACTCGTTTTTGATTTTCTTCATTGACAACGATTTCTTTTGTCCATTCTGTAAAATCTCCTGCTTCATAACAAATTGTCCCAATAGGAATTAAATCAACCTTATTCAAAATGTCATATCTTTCTTTCAGTGACATATTCTTTGTTGTAAAATCCATTTTTTAATCCTCCTGTCTTTTACATGAATCACGTATTTCTAACTATCACTTTCAATCAAGTAATTCAGGACATTTTCAATATAAGAACATTCGACATCTATAACACATTCCTTTTTAAGTTTGCTCTGTATATCTAAAATATCTGAATCATATAGATGACTGATTCCAATTTTTTCTTTTTCATCGCAAATTTCTATTATTGTTTCAACTGTAGATACAAATATCCGCAATGAACAATCCAGGCAAATCATTCTGTTTGCCTCATCATTTGTCTGTCTGCAAGCTCTGCCATAATATCCACATATACAAGGCACATTACATTTACTTTCATCACTTGTAATATTATTTCTGATGCAATACTTTTCAAACTCCTTTTGCTTTTTGCTTGTTATAATTGGAAACATGCAACCATCTCCTTTCCCTTGAATCACGCATTTCACGAGTTGAATAAAGGAATACATTTTCCCATCAACTCAGAATTGTAGCAACCGTAATTTCCATCTTGTCCACTGCATAATATTTCACTATGCTTATCACAAAATCCAGCAATCACTTTTTTATCTATATAATTACCTAAAGCCATTTTATCTTTGGCAATTACATAACCATGCCACATTTTCGCTGTATTTCCGCATATAACACATTTCTCCGTTTTTAAATGCTGCATATAATCACTTTACCTTTCCAAAAGAAATACCCATTTCTTAATCCTCATCAGTATATGTTCTTAACCATTCTGTTACTCCTTTGCGTTGAAGTTTTTTACAGTATAAATACACTCCTGAATTGCTTTGTTCCAGATATATGTACTTACACGCTCCGCTACAGAGTCATCCTGCGCTATGTCTTTGATCTTCTCAAGCTTCTCGATCAGTGCTTTCTTTTCACGCGTTTTTCTTTCAGTCTCAGATGAAGCACTGATTTTCTCAAAAAGCACGTCTTTTACTATGTCGTGGATTTCCTCCAGCATAGCCTCATTGTGCCTTGAATGAGTATCCTCGCATTCAATTCCGAGACGATTGCATGTTTCAGACACAAATCCGTCCAGCACCCATGTAATCCAGTCGCATTTAGCGATTTCAAGATCGTTGTCAGACAGCTTTTCAAGGTCTTCTTTTGTCTCAAAATAAAACTCTGTCTCAAACTCATCCTTCCACCAGTTTTTAAAGTCGCAGGCAGAGCTGTTTATCACATCCCTTACTGCGTCCCTTATAATGTCGTCAATTCTGCTCATATTTGTTCCTCCTGTTTTAAAAACTCATTTAATTTCAACTGTTATAATTTTTGTAATAAATCCCATAGCTCCTGTTTTTTCATTTCAAGGTCGATTTTATCTCCCTCATACATATACAAAACATCATCATAAGATTTAATTTCTCTTACTAGTTCACGAATTTGGTTAATTTTTTCTTCCATATTAATTTCTCCAATCTTATCAAGAAATTTTAGTTTAGTTTGATTTTTTCTAACGCGTAATCATATAACATCTCTGTTTCATTTTCACTTAATTCAACTATAATAGGACTATCTAATAATCCACAAAAATCCCAAACTGAAAAATAAATTCCTTCACGTTCTTTTGTACTATGGTTAAAATGCACAAAACACATAATATATTCTGTTTCACAATCTATATTACATTCTAATTTTTCAATTCCATTATGTTTTATCTCAAATTCTACAGAATCAACTTTCACTTCCTTATTATCCTCTGTATAAGGTGTGTGAGGTCTAATCCAGTCAATATTTGTGATTGCAGACTCTTCTACTATGTTTTCTCTTTGAATATCCATATTATTCATTCCTTTCCAATTTTCAAACGAAATGCGATTTCATATACACCAATATTCTTCTCCATCCATTGCTCGCTTCACCTCATCAATGGATAAATCGTATAAGTCGGCAACAAAATCTATTGCACTATCAATACATTGCAATGATGCGAACTTCCGCTTATCTCTTAAGCAGCTAATTGCCTGTTGCAAATTCCTTTCTTTATGCAATAATTCCTGCTGTTTGACCGTAGCATATTTTTCATAATTGCTTTTGCTCATTTATCTTCACCACTTTCATAATAAATCTTAGTTTCATTCGGCTAATACGCTAATACAGATATATAATAATCTAACTCAGTTTCATCTAATCCGTGTTCTTCAGCAGATTCAACGTCTTTCAGTATATTAAAAATCATATCTATTGTCATATCTAATGTATATGATTTCCAATATTCTTCTTTTGTTAAATCATTATCTTCTGAACCGAGAAAATAAAATGCGTTATCACCAATTCTACAGCAGATGCCAATACATCCTGCATATTCTTCTTCGATTGAAACAGTTCCAGATTCAAAACCATTTCTAATCATTTCTCTTGTAATCATGTCATATCCTCCAATCTCTAATGAAACATGCATTTACTCTCTTATTTTAAAGTCATCTGCAAATGGCCTGTACTCAACAGGCGTTTCATCTTTCATGCTGTAATAGTTTTCATCAATGCACTCAGCCATCGCGTGCGCCTGCTTTTTTGACATGGCCTTAAGCTCAGCTTTTGTCATCTCAGCATCAGATGAAGCTTCATCACTGACCCCCATTTCTTCGGTGTCCCATGTAACTTCTCCTGTCGGTCTGAGTCTTTCATCAAGGTGAATGTATGCATATGCTTCGCCATAATTAAGGCGTACCCTGTCAGATACAGATGCCCTGATACTGCCGTCTTCGTTACATGGCCATTCAGTTGAAATGAACGGATACTCATGTGTCAGATACCTGTACAGTTCTGGGGTCGGTTTGTTTTTTATGATGTCATCTGCAACCGCGCGAAGCAGGTTGATCTGGTTAATCCAGACCTTTCGCATGTCTGGCAAATCCTGTGGCTTTTTTGTACTGCCAAGAATGTCCTCTGTCAGCTCAAGGATTTTCTCTATATGCTCTTCGCATTCATCCATATCATCAAGCGTCTCCGAGTATTCCACAAGCCCGGCATTTGCAAGATTCGCTTCGCGGTTTATCACGCTGACCGCATCCATTGCGCACACAGCCTTTTTGAGCCATGCTGCAAGGCTTTCCTTTTTCTTTGCAATCTTTGAAGCCTCTGTCTTTGAAAGACCAGCTTCTTGCAGCATTTCTTTAATGTATTCCATTTTGTTCCTCCATTTCTTAAATCACAAACCTGACGATGCCCTTCTTATTTGGAAGATCCATAAACTCGCCATGTCCGCCGTGTCTTATGGCTCTGGCTTCGGTTCTTGTGTAGCCACAGCCGTCGCACCAGTCGCTGCAGAAATCATTCCAGTCTGCATACCACGCGCAGATTTCAGGTTTAATGTTATATCGTCTGACATGTTTTGTAATTTTGGCTTTGACCGCATCTGTCACCTTGATATATTTGTCAAGGTATTCAATACTTTCAGCCATGATTTTTGCCATTTCTTCAGTTCTTTTCATGAATGTTCCTCCTGTCTACTTCCTACATGCATCACCAGATCTGCAAGCTCGTTCTGCAGTTCATCAAGCCTTAAAGCCTGCTCCGGGGATATGTCCCCGCTTTTAATGTCATTTTTTTTCTGATATTCAAGAAAAACATCATCTATTTTCTCTTCTATCAGCTCCAACAGTTCCTTTTTGTCCATATTTAGTTCCTCCTTTTTTCTTTTTATATGGAAAGTATGTTAGAAAGTAGAAAATTGCATCAAAAACCCCGCCTAAAAGGCGGGTTTTATTAACTGCATACACTTGAAAATATGTAACTGTTCTTTGAATCCGGGTCTTTAATCGGCTTAAGCCATCTCGGCACTTCGATGAAATCCTCGGCTATCATCTTCATGTCCTGCTCCCTGAAAATAGCTCCGTAAATAGTACTGCCATTTGTTGTGTCTTCGTAAAACAAGCTGTCCACATAGCTGAATCTGTTTCCCCACGGGATAAATTTTCTCAGATAAACAAGTGTCTTAAACATTTCTGCCGACTTTGAAAAAACAATAGTTGAATTTAAGGCTTCACCGCAGAGATTTTTGATTACATCCCTTGAAATATCCAGGAGATTTGCCACGATAACAGGAACAGCTCTTTTTGTCACATCCATCCACGGAATGCTTATGGCAAGGTCTCCCTTATCCTTGTCATACCTCACTCCTGCAACGGCAAGTATCTTCTGGCTGCTTAACTTCCTGAGCGTATAAAATGTAACTGGCTTATACACTTCATATGACGGATGCGTAAGAATGTCACTGTCCGCCATGCCCTGGCGGGGACGCTTAAGAAAATCCCTTGTTACCTTAAGGTTTACTCCTGTAACAGCCTCAACCTCTTCAAAATCCTCGCCACCGACGAGTGTCCATGTATACACAAGCTGTCTGTTATACACTAACGGATTAACGCCCCTTCTGCCTGTTGGATTGATAAAAAAGTTGTGTTTTGGCGCAATAAGCGGGAATCTCTCTATGTCCATGGCTTCCCTGTGGTTCTTTATCCACTCTCTTACCATCTCATCCATTTCATTTATTTTCTGTGTATCCTTCATAGCCATGTAAAAGCTTCTCGGCAGATAGAGCAGGTTGCTCTTATCCTTATTGCACTGTTCGCACAAGGCCGTGAGGTTTTTCATGTCGTTTGTTCCATGCCTGTAAATTGGAATAATATGTTCTACCGTCATTGTCTTAAGCGTAAGCTTTTTGCCACAGCAGGCGCATACACCCTTTGTGCTTTTCAGTATCTGCTCTTTTTCTTCTTTCGTGAATTTCCTGCGTTCTGTCCATTCATCTGCTGGCACGTATGCCTCATAGCTTGTTTCCGTGTTAATAGTATTCAAAATATAATCCTCCCTGATAAATTAATTTTTCTACAGGAAGTATGTTATTTTTTATTTTTGGAATTTGTTTTCCATATGAAAAAGAGCCTCATATGAGACTCTCTTTTTGTGGATACTGTCTTATTCTTCGAGTATTTTATTTGCACACACTTCGAAAATCTCGCCAACCGTTGCCCGCAGTCTGATGCCTATATTTAATGAAAATACCTGACTTATATATAGTATACCACAGGTATACTGGATTTATTTGTAAAGATGTGCTATTATGATAGCAGATAAAAAACAAGGAGAAAACAACAATGATTAACATGAATACAAGTTATAAATTTCATAGCGATTATAAACATGAATCTCATTACGATTGTTCGTTTGGGTTTAGTTTTAGTACACGCAAATATGAAATGAATAAACTTGTGTTGATGGTATAATTTCAATTTATCAATCATATACTTAATAAACACCGTTTATTTATTTCGCAACAGGAAGATAAGTAAACGGTGTTTTTATTTAAAGAACACCCATTAAGATGCGGATCTTTTTAGGTGTTCTTTCTTATTATAAGGAGTGATTTATATGCCGACAATAAATATGATTGAAACAGGCAAAAACATAAAGACAATAATGAAGCTGAATAATATAAAGATTGTGCAGATACAGCAAATCCTTGGATTTAATACGCCACAGGCAATATACAAGTGGTTTCGCGGTGAGGCAATGCCAACTTTAGACAATATGGTAGTGCTTGCAGCAACACTTAATACAACAATTGACAATTTAATTGTTACAGAAACAATATAGGAGATTTTTCTCCTACAGAATATGGCTTTGTAGCTCAGATGGTAGAGCAGCAGGTTGAAGCCCTGTGTGTCGAAAGCCCGAAACTTTCCAAAGCCACTCATGCTGCTGTAACTCAACTGGCAGAGTAACCGGCTTTTAACCGGTAGGTTGTGGGTTCAAATCCCATCAGCAGTATTTATGGCTCCTTAGTCTAAAGGTTATGACATGATCCTTTCAAGGTCAAAATGCACGGTTCAAGTCCGGCAGGAGTCATTTATCATAACTTATTTTTGTGGTTCCGTAGCATAATGGTTAATGCATCTGACTGTCTATCAGGAGATTGAGGGTTCAAGTCCCTCCGGAATCGTTTATAACGGTAAGTATGCCTAGTAGCGAGGGCAGGAGACTGTAAATCTCCCATATTAGAAACACTGTAGGTGCAACTCCTATTATCATCTCTTTGCTGATGTAGCACAATGGTAGTGCAGCTGCCTTGTAAGTAGTCTGTTGTAAGTTCGAGTCTTATCATCAGCTTCATATATGGTTCTATAGTATAATGGTCATTACGTCTGCCTGTCACGCAGAAAACGGGAGTTCAATTCTCCCTAGAATCGTTATATTGGTAAGCATGCCTAGAGGTGAGGATAACACTCTGTAAAAGCGTTACTTCATTTTTAGCAAAAGAATATTACAGCAAAAAGACACCAGAATTAATATCTGATGTCTTTTTGTTTTCCACGCTAGTAGAAATTGAAATTTTTTAGTTCTTTTGCGTTGTACTATACATTTAATGTACGAAATAGGTAATTTGAGCTATCGCTCTGTTCCTACAATACTTCTTTCTGTCAAGCCCTTATACAAAACAAAATTCAATGGATTTTCAGCTTCATCATTATTCAATTTCCTCTGCAATTTTATCAACGAACTGTCTCGTTGCTGCCACCATCAGTTCTCGCTGAACAGTTTCCTGCAACAATAATTTGCATCGTTCAGATAGTATCTATCAGGATTAAACGCTACAGATGTATCTTTGCCGGATGCTCTAATTAAGCACAAAATAAACAAAAATAACCCTCCCAAAACTCTTTAAAAGAGAAAAGGTTGGGTTGTTTTTTGTCCGAGTTGTGTTACTTCTTTTATTATTAATTTTTTTAGCCAAGGGTGCGGACATTTTTTATTTCCATTTTTCAGGCAATTCACCGCTTATTAAGATATATTCACCTGTCTGAAAAGCATTCCGACAAAGCCTATCATAAAAAGAGTTGTTTATTTTGGGATTGATTTCAAATACTCTACCCGTGGAACGCTCTTTATATTTTACGACAAATGCATCCTCTGATAGATGCTTTAAGTATTCTTCTTTGTCAAAAGCCATCTCTGGACTTTTATTCATATTAGCATCTTTTTTTGTTTTGTCATTGTTCCAGTTGTTTATTGTTGTTACCATATCTGATTTCTCAGTATGCCTTCCACATATACTGCAAATAGCAAATACATTTTCCGTTGTTCCACCACAATAATATAATTTATCCTTTTCATACATCAATAAAGGTCTTTCCTTGCATCCGCAAGGGCATGGCTTCAAATTATCCCACGGATGATGACATTTACCGCTACCAGCCGAACCGATAATAATCGCATTTTTTTCTAGTGTTGAAGATTTTTTTCTTTTTTTCCAAAACATGTAAGCTCATCTACCTCTCTTTTATTATTTGCTCTGGATTCTGCTTCATAGCATCCATACACATCCGAAAAACTCTTTCAGCTCTTTTGTCTAGGTATCTATATTGTCGTCCTTTATAATTATTTGGATTTTCTCTTTAAACAATCCTTTTATACAGCAATCGCACACAGATTTATTCCATAGACTTTGTTTATTGGATAATTCCTGTATAGTACCTATCCATAATGGTTTCCCCAGTAATGAGGAATTTGTTTTATTAACTTTTTGCTTTCCTTCCATTATAACTAATTTTTGTGCATCCTTATAATCCATTCCTGCTTCGTGCAATAAATTCATTTTCTTAGACGCTATTCTATGTGAACGAAATCGTTTTGTATGATGATTTGCATTTATGTATGCCTTTTCTGTCCAGAGTTCACACTTTTGAAATCCGCAACTTATCAACAAATAGACTATTTGTTTTATCGTAATATTTTCATCATATAGCATAATTTATTATATATCCTTTTTTTCTTTCTTTATTAGTTGCTGATAATGTATACTTTTCAGTAGTCGCTTTTATTTTTTATATAGTAAAATTGCGATTTTTCTTTTATACATCTATCAATCCTCCTGTATCTTTGCCGGATGCTCTAATATTTCAATAATCTGTCTGAGCTGATCCAGACTATATTTTGAATCAAGGCTGTGACTTACTTTTCTTTTAATCGAAAGAACAAGATTTTTTAATTCGATATAGTCTTTAGCTGCCTGTTCGGTCGCAAAGAGCCTCCTTGCCCAGCCACAGTTAACAACCTCTGTGAGATAATCATTTGCGCATGTCTGATATCTGCTTCCCCAGAAATCGTCTAATGTTACATATTTTCTGCCAACAGTTTTTACTGTTGCTTCAAATATCTTATTTTCTCTTGTACCGTAATCGTCTGTTACGATATATGCTTTTTGTCCTTTTTCGAAATCCTTTACTATTAACATTGTTTTCCTCCAATCATGTCAAATAATATCCTTTTTCTTTTATCATCTCAATATCACGTATATGCAGCATTTTTGTCACCTGCATTTGTTTATTCCCATAGCAGTTGTAGTCTGCAGTTACTTTGCGGCATCCATCCTCATTGGGCTCGCTGATATGAGTTATGTTTGTTACGTATTCTTCTACTAAATTCACAAAAGTCTTCTTCATTGTTTTCTTTTTAGGTACTATAAGTATGATAGATTTTGTTCTGCCCATTAGCTTTCCATATAAAAACAGCCCGCATTTCTGCGGACTGCATCTTCTAAAACATCTCTTTTGGCCTTGTTTTTATGTCCATGGCAAGGATTTTATACTTGTCACCTGCGTCTATCTTTCCTTTAACGAAGTTAAGCGCATGCGAATCTATTGTCTCCTCAAGCACGCTTCTGACTGTTCTGGCATTGCCAAATGTCATCAGTTTTCTCTCTTTTGCCATTCTGGTGTCAAATGCGGCATAGGCATTGTCAGCGACAGCATATCCTCTCTCTCCGGCCATTCCCATAAAAATCTCCCTCATCTCCTGCTCGTTGTAATCCGGGAAGTCCAGATATTCCTTGACACGGGAAGCAAAGCCCGTGTTTGACCTGATAAGGTCTTTCATTTCATTCGTATATCCGGCAAGAATAAGGATAAACTTATCCCTGTTATCCTCCATTTCTTTGATAAGGGTTGCGATAGCCTGTGCTCCAAGCTCATCCTCTGCAAGGGCATACGCCTCATCTATGAACAGTACTCCGCCATAAGCCTGTCTTACTATATATCTTACCTTAATCGCCGTATTTCCTGTTGTTCCGGCTTTCAAAAAGTTGCCATCTATCTCAATGATTTTATTCTCTGAAATATATTTGTACTTATATAGAAGACCGGTGATTATTCTTGCCACAGTTGTCTTGCCTGTACCGGGACTTCCGTAAAATACCATGTGCCTGCCGCTCATCGAATTCCCGGTTTTGTCGTTTGTATCTTTTCTGCCACTTCGGTCAAATCGCATCCTTGCTTCCATTTCCTCAACCTTTTCCTTGACAGGAACGAGGCCTGTCAGCTTTTTCAGGTCGTCTTCCGGATTCTTTGAGCCCTTTTTCTTTATTTCTTTTAAAGCTGTATTCCCGATAATTCCTTCGATATTAGCTGTCTGCTGCATGTCAAGCTGCCTGCGCTCCTCCTTTGAGTAGTCGTACCGGTCCTTCCCGACACGCTGTCCGAACTCATCATACTCACAGTCCGCCTTGTACACATTCATTATTTTCCCTGTCTTTTTAACAAAAAACAGTGGAATTGCACTGATTATTACAACTGCTGCTGTCAGCACTGTATTCATCTTAGCAAAATATCCCATTACAAATACTACTATCAGACATACTGGAAAAGTCATTATGCAAAACATATTGACTAAAAACATAAGCCTGTATTTCAATTTTAAACTCATTAATTCTCCTTTCTGAGCCTTTCCTTTAATATTCCATAAGCATCATTTATCTTCTGCGCATAATACGCCGCATCTTCATCATCGTCCATTGTGTCCGGATGAAAAGTCTTCATAAGCTTATTCCTCTGTTTCCTGATTTCCTCCATGTCATATGTATCATCAACAAGCAGGGTTGCTTTTGCAAGAGTATATTCACGCTCATCTACAGCCCCAAAAAAGTCATCAAGGTTTCTGCTGTTGAGCGCCCTCTCCCATGCACGGTTTATAAGTGTCTCAAACATGCATAACACTTCAGGTGCCTCGTATGTGCAGCTTCCATCGTTATTCATCTGCGTAATTCTGCATACATCATCGCTTTTTATGATCCGCCTGAATTCAAGCCGCGGGCTGTGCAGGCTCATGTATATTTCAACATCCGCATGTATTCCACCCTTTGCCCACGCGGGATTTAATACTGCAAAGCTCATATCCCTGACATCCGCAAGATTAAATACATCATAGCAGCTATCTGGCAGCATGCCGCCATCAGTCAGTTTCTTTGCAAAGGCAATATACCCCATATGCTCATCAAGGACAAGCTCACCATAACGCGCAGTCCTTTTAAATGACTTTATGATATACGGATGCCGCCTGACGTCTTTTTCTATATAAAACTTTATGTCTTCCATATCGAATTCAGAAATTTTCTTTTTCATTTCTGATGGCAGTTTTTTACAGCAGTTCTTGCAGATTCTTTCATTTCCTTTAATGCTTCTGCTAAACAGTTTTCCGGTCTCCTGACCACAGATGCAGCATTTCAAAATTACATTCCTCCTACGTTCATATGCAGAGTATGTTTTTTATTTCTCTGAAAAAAGTTCAAAAAAAAGAGTTCCGGAATTCCAGAATTCTTTTTAAACGTATTTTTTTCGCAATGTTTTGAGAATAAGCTGTCATCTGCTTTACTCCGTACCCGGCCAGTGCATAAAAAATCGGGAACGAGCGATTACCCATTCCCTGCAAAAATTTAATTTTTAATCGTGTCATTATATTAACATGATTCATTTATATCGTTAATATTTGAAACAAATTTAATATTTTTTGCGGATGGCTTATTTGTTCCCCTTTGCAAGTTATTTGCTCGTCTTTCCATATAAGCGCAAAAGAAAAAGAGAGGTTTCCCTCTCTTTTTTTTAGGCAACACTTGCGCAGTATACCATGCGGTAGAACTCCGCTTTTGTAAAGGCCCCGTCTCCCGGATGGTTCTTTACATACCTGTCATATTCATTCTGACAGGCAGCGCAGTACTTAACACCTATTTTTACCACGCCGTTGTTCTTTTTTGCGTAGTCTAAAAGTGCTTCTGCATCCTCGCCGTCTATCGTGCGCAGGAATGTACCAACGCTTCTTACCTCATCAGTCTGAAGTATAAACGCTTTGACAACATCCATTTTTATTTCGCAGAGCATTTCCTTTGAAGGCACAAACTCATCACCTTTGTAGTATTTGAGCTTTACGCGTGCCGTTTTTTCTTTCTTCTCCATGTTTCCTCCTATTTTTCATTCAATTTTTTCACACCTGTCCTCGCCGAAAACGACGCCAAGCGTACTACCATTATCCCATTTGACATGGATTGTTCCGATGTCATCAACACCAATGACATTTCCCTCTTCGCCGGGCTCAAGCCTTGAATAAGGATCATCCATGCGTATGAGTCTTACTCGTGTTCCTTCCGGATAATCATGCTTCAGTTTCTGCAGCATAGTATCTGATATACGCATTACTGTTCCTCCTTTTCTGACTCGAGCATTATATAGCTTAAGTTTCTGTCATTATAGACAAAGTCCAAAAGATCCGGAATGCAGGCCTCAAGACTTGGATATTTATTTCTTACATATTCCTTCATATCCATCTGTCCGCCGTCGCCTTCTTCGACAGTTCCATAGTCAAGGTCGTATGTCTCATAGTAAACATAATCGACGATACCATCTTCCTCGTCTTCAGGCAGCAGGTTATCTCCCGTACCTTCGCTTATGCACAAAAGCTCATTCTTGGCCGGAACGAAGATTATAATCGGACTGTAATCTCCGTCCTTGCAGCACTCAGTCTTCTCAATTACTTCGTGGCATTGCCCCATGCGCATGCCGCCCTGAAGCAGTTTCGCCCAGTCATAAGCTGTATAACAAAATGCACAGTTAAGACAATTTGCACTTCTGTCCGGATATTTTTCCCTGAACAGATCAAAAGCTTCCTTACGGTCTTTTGCCCTCACAATCAGGTATCCTCCCTGATATGGAAATTTTTTATCACTTCCAAAAGTGAAGAAAAACAATTCGTCCTTCGGACACTTGTCTTCCTTGACAAAATTAACTGTATCCACAACGACAGTCTCTCCGCAGCCTGTTACGTCAAGGGCATCGTAGACGAGTCCTTTGGGATTGCTGTCCTCGTTCACAAGTGTCTCTGACGATGTTCTGTTAAAGACCAGTGCCTCCCTGATTTTTCCTGTCTGTGTCTTGTAAAAGATGCGGTTTCCTGGGTACAGGTAATTGTAGGCCTCAAAAAAGGCCTCGATTTCATTGTTTGCCATAATTTATATTTCCTCCATTTTTCTTTTTTCTATACAAAGAGTATGTTCGATTTATTAATATTCGAAAAACTATCATTTTATAAATTGATAGTTATAATTTTTTGTGATATAATGAATGCAGATGGAAACATTGAGAGAAAAGGAGAAAAAATATGTCAAATGCAGAAATTGCAGCATGGGAGCTGGATAAAAAATTAGATGGCAGGTCTTTACGTTACAAGATTGAAGACGCCCCTTATTATAAAAATCATAATGAAAAATCATTTGATACAATTCGGGAAATGTTGGAGCGCGTTGGTGTTAATCTCGAAAAAGACGATGACTGTCTTTCTATTTCAATTAATTCGCAAAAATACGCTGCCGCAGCAAGAACCTACGCCGGGCGCGGCCGCCGGTTTGCGTATCCCAAAAATGAATATAAGGCATATACATATTCTGACATTGTATATATGCTTAACAGCATGTCTAACGATGAGGTTGCCTCTAAAATAGACATGCCGATTGCCACGTTTTACAGGCACAAAAAAAGACTTGTAAATTCTGATTATTATAAGGCACTCGACACATCCAGACTGGATGACATCGAATACCTGAAAAGCTGCAGAGATTCCGATATTTGCTTCTAAACAAAAAACCGCTGGATTATCCTGGCGGTTTTTCTGCATTTCTTGGCACGTACAGTATCTGCATAAAAATGTACCCAAATTGGGCAGATAAACAAAAAGAGTACCCGTAACGGATACTCTTTTTTGTTTATTTCTTTGTAAATTCATACGGCTTCATTCTGGCATAATTGCAGTACATACCGGGATTTTCCCGTTGACTGTATATGTCAGGAACTAACGTTACTTTTTTCATGGCAGTTTCCTATGCAATAAAGTCAAACTTTACACCGCCGACTTTGCATTTCTGAACTTCTGGATTAAAATTTTCAATTACCAGAAATTCATCTATACGGCATAATCCTGTTTCAAGTTCCTTGTCATTGAATGACTCTAAAAAATCTTTACAGTTGCCATCATACACCTCGTCGTATTCATCAGTTAATGGCTCTTCACTGTCACCATATATAATAACATCTTCATTATCAAGAGTTTCTTGTTTTGGATTTTTAAGCTTTATTATACAGTCACCGTTTATATCATGCTGAAGATGTTCATATGTAACAAGTATATCTGATTTGGACATATGCACTGGAAAGTCAAAGAATAAAGAATTTAATTCTGTATCATATTTCTTATACTCTGACATTACATGCTCGTACAATTCTTGTGAAGTTTTTATCGATTCCATATTTTCTCCATTCTACCTGCCTATAAAGGGCAGGATTTTAAAAATCCATGCCCTTATTGGTCATGTTTACATGTTATTCTCCTATCATCTCAAGGAATTCATCCTCAGAAATGATAGGCACGCCAAGTTCCTTAGCTTTCTTATTCTTTCCTGATGTACTTTCTACATCATTATTAATAAGATAGCTGGTTTTCTTAGTTACAGAGCCGGTTGCTTTGCCACCCAGTTCTTCAATTTTCGTCTGCAATTCTGCACGGTTCTTGAAATGGTTAACTGAGCCGGTGATAACAAATGTCTTGCCGGAAAGAATATTTTTACTAGCAGGTACATCTGCTTCTGCTGGAACCTCGACATCAATCCATCTGAGCAAGTCATAAACTTCGGCATTGTTTGAGATTCTCCACATCTCATCCAGTAAATTCTTCTCAAATGGAATCCATCCAAGATATCTGCTGCCCCAGTCCCAAAGACTGAGCTCAATCTTTTCTCCAATTCCGTCTATGCCTGTAAAACATTTACGATTATAGACATCGTTGAAAAACTTCCTGACATCACCTTTGTAGGCCTTGTCAAACAATTTTGCCTGTCCTTTTCCTACCATAGGAATACCAAGCGCATGGATAAACGGTACAAATGTTGTCTTACGGCTTCTCTGAATTGATTTCCAAATATTGTCATATGACTTCTGTCCAAAACCATCCATTGCAGCAATGTCACGCTCAAAAGTATCAAGTCTGTACAGATCTGCAAGCTGCTTAATGAAGCCCTTTTCAATAAATTTCTCAAGGGTTTTCTCTGACAGACCGATAATATCCATGCAGTCTCTCTCGCAGAAATGTACGAATTTCTTAACCTGCTTTACAGCACAGTTAGGATTTGTACACATCTCTACCTCAACGTCTCTGTCACCAGAATGTGTAATCATTGGCGATGTTTCCATGCCACACACCGGACATGTACATGCATGAGACTCAGCGTAAGTAAGCTCATCTCCCGGTGTCATGTTTTTATCGACCTGTGGAATTATTTTATTACTTTTGAACACTGAAATCTTATCACCAACTCTCAGACGCAGTTTTTTAACGATTGATACATTATGTACGCTCGCTCTTGTAACTGTAGTTCCCTCAAGCTGTACCGGATCAAAGACTGCAACAGGATTAATACGTCCTGTTCTGCTAGGAGACCATTCAATTTCTCTCAAAGTGGTTTCAACACACTCGTCAGCCCACTTGAAAGCAAAGCCTGTGAGCCTGTTAGGATGATGTCCTGTGACAGGAAGCGCGTCAGCAACTCTGTAATCATCCGATGCAACAACAAGTCCGTCTACAGGATAATCCAGTGTCTCTACTCTATCAGAGAAACTATTCATAACATTGATAATCTGATCCGGTAAATCTGAATCTACATCTGGATTGCTTGAATAAGCTCTTGCAAGCTCATGTTCAACAACACCAAATCCCAGTCTCTCAAGCAGTGTCAATGCACCAAAGAAAGTTTCAGGTACCTCAATTTTGTCATCAGCAGCAGGCTCTATATGCACAAGCTTAAAAGCTTTAAACATAACCTTTCTGCCTCTAAGACCTGGTTCTTTGATTGTTATTGTTGAATTTGCAAGATTACGAGGATTTGAATACTCCTCTTCATCCTCTTCCAGATTTGAATTAATTCTTTCAAATTCTGAATAAGTCATGAGAGCTTCACCTCTGGCCACTAATTTTCCTTTAAAACCAATGGTCATTGGAATACCTTCGATGTATGGTGCCTGATGAGTTATATCACTTCCTACCTCACCATTTCCGCGAGTAACAGACTGTACCAGACGGCCATTATTGTATTCCAGTACTATAGTACTACCGTCAAGTTTCCACATGACGTTACAGACTCCATCCCAAGACTCAGAAAAGACTTCTGGAAATTCGTTAATATCCTTTGTCTTATCAAGCGACAGTGCCGGAAACTCATGTTTGACTTTCTTAAGGCCATTTCCGCCAATCTCATCTGCACCAACTTTTTGTGTTGGGGAATCCGGCAGAATAATCCCTGTCTCTTTCTCAAGCTGTGCAAGCTCATCAAACATTGTATCCCACTCATAATTCGACATGATTTCGTCTTTGCCATTATAGTAGGCATCTGATGCCTCATTCAGCTTGTTGATAAGTTTCTCCATGATTTTTACGTTTTCGTTGTTCATATTTTATTTCCTCCATTTTTCTTTATATATAACCTCAGTGACACACTAATTGACTTTAATTCCAGTACATTCATAAAAAATGTCTGGATCAAAATTTGGAATACTTTTAATTATCTGTTTATCACAATCAGATAACCCGTTCCACCACAACTGACCACATTTAGATTCATCAAGCACTTTGAGATAACCGCTTGTTGTTTCATAGGTTGGATATGCTGCTTTTTCTTCATCAGTCATATCTTCTTCAGATACCCATTCAACAACATTCTTTGGTATCTGATTCAGTAAATATTTTGCATCTGAATCCATCCATTCACGATATGTCATATTTGATGGCTTATTAAACAGTATAATCTTCTGTTCTTCTGTGTTAAAACAACCAGTATTAAAAGACGATTTGTTCCAGTCCCCGGTGTTCCAGTCCCCGGTGTTGCAGTTTCCGGTGTTGCAGTTTCCAGTGTTCCTGTCCCCGGTGTTGTTGTTCCCAGTGTTCCAGTTTCCAGTGTTGCCGTTTTCAGTGTTGCAAATTCCGGTGTTGCAGTCTCCGGTGTTCCAATTTCCGGTGTTGCAGTCTCCGGTGTTCCTGTTCCCAGTGTTCCTGTCCCCGGTGTTCCAGTTTCCGGTGTTGCTGTTTCCAGTGTTCCTGTTCCCGGTGTTATTATCCCCGGCGTTACAGAGACCCGTACATTTTTTTCCAATGTTGACAATCCGCAACACTTCATCCCACGGGATTTCACGCACGATCTCTAACTTATTAGTGCATAACTCGTATCCGTCTGTCCTCACATCACCATAGGCAATGATTTCCGCTACCTTGTTTTTACTGTTGAAACTGTAATAGTTAAAACAGTCGGCAGCCGTCTGACAGAAGTGCATACCGTGATTGCAAATATCAAGCTCCCCTTCTTCCTCAAATTTTCCGGGGCAAGTGTACTGTTTCGTGTTGCCGTTAGGTGAACATGTCCAATCAGGTCTAAACACTTTAAATCCTTTTATTATCTCTTCGTTGTTCATTTGTTTTTCCTCCATTTTTCTTTATTTTTATATGGAAAGTATGATAGTTTTTACATTATTGGCACAAAAAAAAGAGGGAAAACCCTCTTTTTTTATTCAAGCTCAATCAATTCTGCTTCCTCTACATACTTTTTTGCCGCATCATATCCATTTCTATTAAGTTCGCCTTCAATGCTAAACCAAAGCGAATCTAAAAAATTTGGAACAGACGCCAAATCTTTATTCGGATATTTTTCTCTATACCGCTTATATGCTGTATTGTATAGTTCATCTACTAAATCACGTTTTAGCATAATTGTTCCTCCAATCTTTACAGTAAATCATCGTTTCATTACCATTTATAATCATCTTCTTTTCCATATAAAGCACCACCAGGAAGAAACATTCCTAATGCCTCTATTTCATATCTTTCTAATAATTCTCCTTTTCTATTACCTTTAAGCCATATGAATCTTCTCATAACAACTTCTTCAGGTAATAAAATAGTTTTTTTGGTTGTGAGTTGTATTCCAATACCAAGTTTTAGCATTATATCACCTGCACCACCATTTATAAGATATTGTCTTAAAACCTCTGTATATTGATTTAGATGCACGTCCGTTTGTGCAGCACCATAAAACATTTGGTCGGTTAATCTATGATACTCAATGTAGTTACATTTCATATTATTTTCCTCCATTCTTATGTCTTCGTTGTTCATTTGTTTGTCCTCCATTTCTCTTTTTCTTTATTACACAAAAAGTATGATAGTTTTTACATTAATGAAATTTTGCACACAAAAATCCCGGCACATGCGTACCGGGAAATTAATTATTATTTTTAGCTTTTCTGTACTTTTCTGTATTCATTCATGGTAAGCGCGATATAATCTGACACATTACTTTCGGGCTTTGGAAAAATTTCCTTGCATTTTCTTTCCAGCTCATCTGCCTGCTCATCAGATAAGCGGTATACAATCTCATGCTTTCGTCCACGGGCGTCTACATAAAAACATGTAAATGTTGGCATCATGTAAGTGTTCAAAAAACAGAGAAAGTTCTTTATACTCATTTTGTCCATTTTCTCTTTTGTCAGATGCTTTGTCAACTACTCACGACCTAAAGGTCATGGGCTTGTAACTGCCCAGTCGTACTAACAGCTTACGCCTCCGACCTTTAACCCCAATAGATATCGCTATCTAAAGTGGCGTTACATCGCAGGGTGGTTGACAGCACCCTTTGCAACAAAGTTTACTCTGTTGCAACTGTATCAGGTACTTGGCTATCAGAAAGATAGTTTATTCCCATACGATACAGATTCATAGCTCCGATACGGTCATCATTGGACTGATAGCCACAGTTTTTACAAGTAAACAAATGTATTTTCTTGTTACGGTTAGACTTTTCCGTATGCCCACAAACAGGACAACATTGACTCGTATAACGAGGATCTACCTTAATTACAGAAGATTGATTCTGCTTTGCCTTGTAAATTAGTTTCTGTTCTAAACCATAGAACGACCACGACACAGAAACATAACGGTCTTTTGTTTTGACACGCTCTGTAGCATTGCGAATACCCGACAAATCTTCTAATACAAAGAGTGTATGCTTCGGGTTATTCTCAACGAGTGCCTTCGATACACAATGGTTCACATCTTGCATCCAACGGTTTTCTCGCTGACCGATAGCTTTTAATCTTCGCCTTGAAGATGGAGTTTGTCGCATTTGGAGTTTTTTGCGAAGTTTGGAATAGTTAGCACGTTTCTGCTTGATAGCTTTTCCACTAACAAATCCAGACTTGTGATGACTGTCATAGGTTGCAACAACGAAGTTAATTCCTCTGTCAATGCCTACGACATTACAAATGTCAGAAATATTACTTTCTTTGACATCATAAGTTACTGGTATGTGAAGATAATATTTACCATGTTTGTTTGTGAGCTTGGCTGTACCAAACTTGTAAATAGAATGGTCAAAATATTTAGACATACCTTCAGCGAAATATGGCAGTTTAACACGACCATTCAGCGTATTCACAGAAAAACAGTTTTGCGTTAAAGAATAATCTCTGTTCCAAACTAAATCATACTGAGGTTTCTTGAAGGTTGGTCGTATCCATTTATTTTGATTTTCGAGAATAGCTCTATATCGTGCAATGACCGTTTTCAAAACGGACTGAGCCATTTGCGATTTCAAACCAAATTTTTCTCTTAGAGTAGAATACAAAACTTTATTCAGTGAAAACTGCTTTAAATCATGAGTCTTGAATACATAGTCTGAAACATAATCACAGGCATCACGATAAACAGACATAGTTTCATCAAGCAAAACTTTATCTGCATCAGTAGCGACTATTTGAACTTTTGCTGTTATAGTCATCTGTTCCATAGATGTACTCCCTTCATTGATATCTCACTAGATATAGTATATAATATTAGTTAGTGAAAGTCAATAATTATCAGAGGTAGGCTATGGACAATAGATATAATCGTCATAACAGACGAAAATACAGTCTAAAAGTACATATAGTTCTTGTAACTAAATATCGTAAGAAACTACTAAAAGGTTCTATTGCTGACGATGTTAAGCAAAAGATTTTTGATATAGCCAATACTCGTGGCTACGAAATAATCGCTATGGAAGCAGACAAAGACCACATGCATTTTTTAATAAGTTATGATACGACTGATAGGGTTTGCGATATTGTTAAGATTGTAAAACAAGAAACACCATATTACCTATGGCAAAAGTATGGCTCGTTTCTGTCTAAACAGTATTGGAAGAAAAGGATATTTTGGTCAGACGGATACTTTGCTTGCAGTATTGGAGAAGTATCGTCAGCGACTATACAAAAGTATATTGAAAGTCAGGGTTAATGGCTAAAGATTCACAAGGCTCCTCCCACCACCTGAAGGTAGTGGGTTTCCGCCTACGGCAAACGAAAGGATTTAATTTATGAAAATTGGCGCGTATATCTTACTCTTAACCCGCCAAATTATCAAATAAAGCGGTTGTCGGGCCATTAGAAACAGCTTTACCGAAAGGCAAATTGGTAGTACATCGACAATCAACTGCAGAAATGTTATACGATCTGGACCTATGTCAGCACAAAGACTGCTAACGCCAAGCATATCGTATTTGTAAATACAATGCGTTATATATGCTCCAGCCAGGCCTCCTGCCATAATGTACAGCATGTGCATGACAGCCTCGAAAACCACCTGTGTCTTATACCCGCGCTGCCTGTACTTCTCCCTTGCATAGTCCGCATTTTCTGCTATTTTTGTCTCTTCAACTTTCTTTTCAATTTTTGCAAAAGTTGCTCTTTCCTCTATACTGCTTTCAATTTCTTCTTTTATGACTGAAAATATCTCTTTGATTTTTCCCATCTGTAATTTCTGTCCTTTCGCGGATGTTCTACAAAGAGTATGATAGATTTTTCTTATGTTTGCTTCATTTCCATCTAGGCAGCCCGCAAAAAAAAAAGCCGCGCAATGCAGCTCTCCTTTTTCATGCCCTTTCTTTGGCCCATGCTTTAGGGCCTTTAAGATTTGCACAGACAGATTTATATATCATGTCTGTCAGTTCCCTGCCGTACACGCACTTTATTGCGTCCACAAGACTCGCCTGCACGTCCTGACCGTCATCAATCTCCTCAATGGCTGACATCAGCGAATCCTCTCTTTCGTACTTGTCAGGCTTAATTCCAAGCCTGTCTAAAAGTGCGTCATGAAGCTTAATAATTTCATTTCTCCTGTTTGTTTCCATTTTTGTTCCTCCTTAATCCCAGTCTTCCTTTTGTTCCTCCTTAATCCCAGTCTTCCATTGCAGCGACTGCTTCTTTTATGTCTTCTTTGCTTCTCCAGATACGGCACGCGTCGCATATCTTTATATTTTTTTTGTATGCGCACACCATCTCTCTTACCGCGCACCTTAACCAACGCAATGTGCGCTGAATTTCCTGATGCACCGCAGAAATAGCATTCGTTCATGTTTTATCTCCACCTTTCTTTTTTATATAGAAAGTATGTTAGATTTTGTAAAAGCCGGTGTCGCCTTTCCACATAAATATCCCCAGCACTTATGCACCGGGGATATGGTTTTTACACGCCGACTGATTCTTCAGCTTCGGCTTTCTTTGCATGATTTTTCTGTTTTGCAGCTTCACGCTCTGCGATTATCTCTTCCTGACGGTGTTTCATTGCCTCAAGGTTGAGTTTTGTACCACTAAACACACCATCTATGTCTATTTTTGCAAGCAAATCGTTCGGAATTGAAACTTCTTCCAGATTTTTACAGTCTGCAAATGTCTTATTCAGATAGTTTACACTCTCTGGGATTTCAACTCTTCTTATATTTTCACATGCTCTGAATGCCGCTTCCCCAACATGTTTTACCCCGCCAGGAATCTTTATCACTCCGTCTTCAAGTTCATTGCGTTTTCCCATGTTTTTTATTAATGAACCTTCAAAAGATGCTCTGCCGATTTCTGTGAGGCTACTATTCTCCGCAATTACAACTGCGTTAAAATCATGTTTGTTATAATAAAACACGGCATCCCCTATTTTCTCTGTGTTTTCAGATAAAACCACATTGTTGCGGTCTTTACTTAAAATATCCCCCTGATAACGGCCGGAGACTTCCTCTGAATAACGATATTTGCCAATATATGTCGAATGCTCTTCAAAGCTTTTTTCTTTATCAATCTGATCGCTTATTTCATTTCTGACTTTTGTGTAGTCAAATGCTGTAAGGAGCAGATGTCCATCTCTGCCGTTTTGTACATTTTTTACAATCATCGGCTCAAGGCCATTGACTTTTTCAAGATTAACACAGCCTACAAAAGCATTATATTTGATACTCCTTATGTTCTCTGGAAGTGTGATGCTTCTGATTTTTTCATTAAGCATATATTCCGTGCCAATTTCTTCTGTTCCATCAGGAACTACAATATCCACCATTTCTTCGTTAGCATTAAGTTTACGGTTTTCACGGTCAATATCATTTTTCTCCGCGAGCTTTATAAAATCATTTTCTTTTCTCATATATCGTTCAGCAGCTCTGCTAAAATCCTTTATTGAGTTGCTGTCTTTCATGAGTTCTTTTATTTCTTTCATTGAAAGATCTGTTAAATTCTTATAGTGACTGTCGTAATTTGGCGCTGCATACGCATAGTCAATTGACATTTCTTTGTCCAATACTGTATTTATTTCATTGCTGTATTTTTCAAGTTCTTTTTCGTCTGTATTTAACATAAAAGCTTTAAACTGTTCAAAATCATCTATTTGGATTTGTTCGTAAGGTTTATTAAAATACATTCCATAATTGTCGCACATAATACAATTGTTCGTAATCATGCCTGTGTTTGTTAAATCAGGAGTCTCATGTGCCACGACTTCTTTTAAAGCATTTATATATTCTTTTTGATTATCTTCCTGATAACAAAAATCGGAAAATGCGTCTTCTATATTAATATTTCTAAGCGTATCTTTTGATATGATAATACCATCAGTTCTTGAAAAAGCTCCTTTTCCAACTTCCCTTACGCTGTCTGGAACTTTTATGACTGCAGGGCAGCCAGAAAAAGCATAGTTTCCTATCTTCTCAAGATTCTTACAGTACAAAAAGCTTATATCAACGATTTCATTGCAATTCATAAATGCGCAATCGCCTATTTCTTTAACATTGTAAGGAATGTGTATAAAATTAAGACCTTTACAACCATGAAAAGCATAATTACCGATTTTTTCAAGTTCCTGTGGCAACTTTAAGCGGTCAAGACTTACATCATTTTCAAACACTCCTTCTGGCAGTTCCTTAAGCTGTTCCGACAGATGAATGCGTGTCAATCTGTCACACTCTGCAAACGCATATTTTCCTATTTTTGCACCATTATTATCTGCTATATAAACTTCCGCAATATGTCCCTGTCCGGCAAAAGCATAGTCTCCGATGTCTTTTGCATTTGGCATATAAAGAACATTTCCACACACCGGAAGCTTTCTTGAATGCGCTTTCTCCCTCTCATCATAAAAGTCATCATAATAACTTTTTTTATTCTGATTTTTATCATCTAAATCTTTTACATAATCACTGTCAAAAGTTTTGAAATTTTTATTATCAACAGCATCTCCAAACTCATCTTCCTGTACCATGTTAAGAACCTCATTATCGGCGTATTGATGAGATTCTACTTTTTCATCAGTAAGCGTAAATTCATTATGAAGATTGTCCTTAAAATAATTGTCAATGCTGGTATATCCATGTTCTTTAAAGTATTCTTTATTTTTTTCTGTTGCAAATTTTTCAATTATTTCCTTTGATTTCTCCTGATTCTTTTCATAATTAAAGAATTCTTCCTTTGTCATGTCGGTTGCATTATTATGCTGATAGTCTGGATAAAAGAATCCATCTTCTGATTCTTTCAATTCTTCAGAATCCTCAATGAAAACTGCCCCCGCTGTCTTACTTTCATTAAATATCTGCGGAAAATTGTATATGTTTGCCCATTTCTTATAATCTTCCTTGTCTACTGGGCTTCCATCAGGCCCCTTGTATTCGAATTCACTCATTTTCTTTACCTCCCAGATTTGAATTCCGATTAATGCTTACATATAAAGTATGATAGAAACAAAAAAAATAACGGTTTTAATGAATTTACTGCGCAAAAAATCTCCTGACAACGTCAGGAGATGAATGCGCTGGATTTATATAGAAGCACATATCAGTATGGATAAAAAATCATACTTATATCAGAAAGGCCAGCCTTATAAAACAAACCAGAGGAGGTGAATTCCATGAGACAGATGAATCAGATGCCGTACATTATCGGCGCGGTAATACGCATATATCCTAGCAATAAACAGAAGCGCATTATCGCCAAAAATGACGGCGCCGCGCGTTTCATATATAACAGGCTTGTTGCCCGCGACAGGGAGCTTCACGCCCTTGGAAGGGTCAAAAGATATTGTGAGCCTGTAGCTGCACGCATCTCATATCTTAAATCTCTTGGAACAAACCTCTCGGATTTGAAGGCTGTATATCCGTTCCTTGAGGATAAGGAAATTGATTCCCTTGCTGTCTGCAATGCAAAACAGAATTACCAGACCGCATGGAACAATTTCATGAAGGTCCCGGGCACGTCGATACCAACATTCCATAAAAAGGGATATTCAAAATCATACCAGACGAACTGCCAGTATCCTTCGGGATGCACCGACATCAAAAAGGGGAGTGTACACATGCTTGACCGTAAACATGTTCAGGTTCCAAAGCTGGGTTCTGTCAAGTTTAAGGATTCCGGCATGCTGCGGCGTATTTTTGCCAGAACATCCGAAACACGCATAGGCTCAGTAAAAGTTGCAATGGATAACTGCGGCGACTACTGGATCTCCATGCAGGTCGGTTCGGTAGGTCCGCTCCACAATGCAATGCCCGCAGTCGGACATGGTGTCGGAATAGATGTAAATGTCAAAAACCTTTACACGGACTCAGACGGAAATGAGGCTGAAAATCCAAAATTCTACACAAAAACAGAAAAGAAACTTGCCAAGGCACAGCGAAAGCTCTCAAGACGCATGGAGCGTGCCAAAAAAGACGGCAGGTCTTTATATGATGCAAAAAACTACCAGAAGCAGAGGCTTAAAACTGCAAAAATAAGCAGGTCAGTATCCCGCAGGCGCAAGGATTACCTTAATGTCCAGAGTAAGCGTTTAGTCGAAAGCCAAGACTTTATATTTACTGAGAACTTAAGCTCCAAAGCCATGATGAAAGATAATGACTATGCCAAATACATAGCTGATGTCGCATGGAGTAAATTCATCACAATGATAAAATATAAATGCGGATTCTACGGCCGCATATTCGGCATGGTTCCGGCCAAAAACACCACGCAGATGTGTCATGTGTGCGGATTTATACTTACCGGTGACAGTAAGCTCTCATTCAACGACCGTTCGTGGACATGTCCTAACTGCGGCACCTTCCATATGAGGGACCACAACTCTGCCATAAACATAAAAAACAGCGGAACCCGGTTGTATTTACCAGATCCCGCTTTATAAGACAATGAACACGCGTAGTTTGACAACTCACTACGTAACCGCTCCTTTACTGGTGTGCCACTGGCTGTCACTTCTGCGGAAGGACTTTCAAGCACGCTTTATCCGAGTAAGCTGTCTTCACAGACACGGATGTTTACACAAACTTCCGGTTTACAGACAGGTTTCCGACAACGTCGGGAGTAGTTGACTTCTGCCATATTATGATGTCCTCCTAAATCATTCAGTACTTATGCCAAAAGTATTATAGAAAATTAAAAACCAGCAGCTCTTTATATGGAAAGCCATTTTTCAAAATCATTTCTGACATACTATATGTGTAAAACAGGAATACAGATAAGCCTGTTAACATACAACTCCATTTTTCTTTTTAGATATGAGTCGGGGACGAAAGCCTCCGGCTATACGTTTGTCCAAAATTCCAAAAACAAAGGCCATATACCCACAAAAGAGCACATGACCTCTGCTGCTGAACAGCACGGCGCAGCCGCTTCGCGAAATGCTTTTGCGCCATGGATGCTTTATAGCTTTGCTGTCGTTCATGCACCATTAAGTGGCTGTGCACAGGCCGACAGTAGACAGGCCAGCCAAAGCCTGCCCGGCATCAACGGGCATCCCTTTCGTTTCTGCTGCTGCCTCTTGGGCCCTTCGACCCGGGAAATTCATGCAGCATTCATTTCCTTCATTAAGTATGATTTATTTTTTCGCAAAAAAGAAGCCGGGCGATCAGAACCCGGCTTCGAAAAGTTGAGGAAATAGCATGATGACATCCAAATAATGTCTTCCCTGCTTAATATAAGTATGATAGATTTTTCTACCAATTTTCAAGCTTTTGTATTTGAAAAACAGAAACCTAGACAGTATACACCATCCCGGCTTCCGCTTTTCAAAGATTTTTTTTGGAGGAATCGCCTTGATTACATCTTTTTTAGATGTCTTCCGCGTTCACTATAAGTATGATAAATTTTTCTGCGTGATATGTGTTTCTATATAAGTTTTAAACTAATTTACAAAAATATAGCATTCTTTCATCCCACGGCTGAAGCGTATAGCTTTCAGAATGCTATATTACTGTAAATATTTCCTTTCTTCCTTTTCCTATAGTATGATTTTTCTTTCTCCTGAAATAAGCGCAGATTTTAAAAATAAACAGCAAAAACTTATATAGAAAGCCATAACTCGGCATAATTTCTAACATACTTATGATATACAGAGAGAATTTTAAGCGAAAAAAGGAGAAATTGAGATGAATACAGGTTTTAACGATTTCACGAATCTTTCATCTGTTACAAAAACATTATGCAACAGACTGATTCCAACAGAAATCACGGCAAAATATATAAAAGAACACGGCGTTATTGAAGCCGATCAGGAAAGAAACATGATGAGTCAGGAGCTTAAGAATATCTTAAACGACTTTTACAGAAGTTTCTTAAATGAGAACCTTGTAAAAGTTCATGAACTCGATTTTAAGCCGCTCTTTACAGAAATGAAAAAGTATCTGGAGACAAAGGATAATAAGGAAGCTCTTGAAAAGGCACAGGATGATATGAGAAAAGCCATTCATGATATTTTTGAGAGTGATGACAGATACAAAAAGATGTTCAAAGCAGAAATTACTGCTTCCGTCCTGCCGGAGTTTATCCTGCACAACGGAGCCTACTCCGCTGAGGAAAAAGAGGAGAAAATGCAGGTTGTCAAGATGTTCAACGGCTTTATGACATCATTTTCAGCATTCTTTACGAACAGGGAAAACTGCTTTTCAAAGGAAAAGATTTCATCATCTGCATGCTACAGAATTGTTGATGACAATGCAAAAATTCATTTTGACAACATCCGCATATACAAAAACATTGCAAACAAATTTGATTACGAGCCTGAAATGATTGAGAAGATTGAGGAAGCTGCTGGTGGAGCTGATATTAGGAATATCTTTTCGTACAACTTCAATCATTTTGCCTTCAATCATTTTGTGTCGCAGGATGATATTTCTTCCTACAACTATGTCGTAAGCGGGATCAACAAGTTTATGAACCTTTACTGTCAGGCTTCAAAGGAGAAGTTTAGCCCGTACAGGTTAAGACGTCTTCACAAGCAGATACTCTGCATTGAGGAGTCTTTATATGATGTACCTGCAAAGTTCAATTCCGACGAGGATGTATATGCTGCGGTTAATGATTTTCTTAACAACGTCAGAGCCAAGTCTGTTATTGAAAGACTGCAGATGCTCGGCAAGAATGCTGATAGCTATGACCTTGATAAGATATACATTTCAAAGAAGCACTTTACAAATATATCCCAGACACTGTACAGGGATTTCAGTGTAATCAATACTGCTCTTACCATGAGTTACATTGACACTCTCCCGGGCAAAGGCAAGACCAAAGAGAAAAAGGCTGCATCCATGACTAAAAACACTGAATTAATAAGCCTTGGTGAAATTGATAAACTTGTTGATAAGTATAACTTATGTCCGGACAAAGCTGCAAGCACAAGGTCGCTTATAAGAAGCATTTCAGATATTGTCGCTGATTACAAAGCAAATCCGTTAACTATGAATTCCGGCATTCCGCTCGCAGAAAATGAGACTGAAATCGCTGTTCTTAAGGAAGCAATTGAACCGTTTATGGACATCTTTCGCTGGTGTGCAAAGTTCAAGACAGATGAGCCTGTTGACAAGGATACGGATTTTTACACAGAACTTGAGGATATAAACGATGAGATCCATTCTATTGTATCCTTATACAACCGTACAAGAAATTACGTAACCAAGAAACCGTACAACACAGACAAGTTCGGATTGTATTTTGGCACGTCTTCATTTGCATCAGGTTGGAGTGAAAGCAAGGAATTCACCAACAATGCCATTCTTCTTGCAAAAGATGACAAATTTTATCTTGGAGTGTTCAATGCCAAAAACAAACCTGCAAAAAGTATTATCAAAGGACATGATACGATGCAGGACGGTGATTACAAGAAAATGGTCTACTCTCTTTTAACCGGACCTAACAAGATGCTGCCTCACATGTTTATAAGCTCAAGCAAGGCTGTACCGGTTTACGGACTGACAGATGAGCTGCTTTCTGATTACAAGAAAGGCAGACATCTTAAGACGTCAAAAAACTTTGACATAGACTACTGTCACAAACTGATTGATTACTTTAAGCACTGTCTCGCACTGTATACTGACTGGGACTGCTTTAATTTTAAGTTCTCAGATACCGAAAGTTACAATGACATTGGTGAGTTCTACAAGGAAGTTGCCGAACAGGGATATTACATGAACTGGACATACATTGGAAGCGATGATATTGACAGTCTGCAGGAAAATGGCCAGCTGTATCTGTTTCAGATATACAATAAAGACTTTTCAGAAAAGAGCTTCGGAAAACCAAGTAAGCACACTGCTATTCTACGCAGTTTATTCAGTGATGAAAATGTTGCAGATCCTGTTATCAAGTTATGCGGCGGCACAGAAGCATTCTTCAGGCCAAAGAGCATAAAAACTCCTGTCGTTCACAAGAAAGGTTCTGTTCTTGTCAGCAAGACCTACAACGCACAGGAAATGGATGAAAATGGAAACATTATTACTGTCAGAAAATGCGTGCCTGATGATGTTTACATGGAGCTTTACGGCTACTACAACAATTCAGGAACACCTCTTTCAGCAGAGGCGCTTAAGTACAAGGATATTGTAGACCACCGCACTGCCCCTTATGACATTATAAAAGACCACAGATATACAGAGGATGAGTTCTTTATCAACATGCCGGTGTCACTAAACTACAAGGCGGAAAACAGACGTGTAAATGTAAACGAAATGGCTCTTAAGTATATTGCTCAGACAAAGGACACTTACATCATTGGAATTGACCGTGGGGAGAGAAATTTGCTGTATGTATCAGTAATTGATACTGACGGAAACATTGTTGAGCAGAAATCCCTTAACATCATTAACAATGTGGACTATCAGGCAAAGCTCAAGCAGGTTGAAATCATGAGAAAACTGGCAAGGCAGAACTGGAAACAGGGTGTAAAAATAGCTGACTTAAAGAAAGGCTATTTGTCACAGGCAGTTCATGAAGTTGCCGAGCTTGTAATAAAATACAATGGTATTGTTGTCATGGAAGACTTAAACAGCAGGTTTAAGGAAAAGCGTTCAAAGATTGAGCGCGGGGTTTACCAGCAGTTTGAGACAAGCCTCATTAAGACTCTCAACTATCTGACATTCAAGGACAGAAAACCTCTGGAAGCAGGCGGAATTGCCAATGGTTATCAGCTTACATACATTCCGGAAAGCCTTAAAAATGTCGGAAGCCAGTGTGGATGCATTCTCTATGTGCCAGCCGCATATACATCAAGGGTTGATCCGACAACAGGATTTGTATCCTTATTCAAGTTCAGAGACATATCGTCTGAAAAAGTCAAGACGGATTTCATTGGCAGATTTGACTGCATCAGATATGATGCCGAGAAAGATTTGTTTGCATTTGAGTTTGATTACGATAATTTTGAGACATACGAGACCTGTGCAAAAACAAAATGGCGTGCATACACTTACGGCACCAGAGTTAAAAAGACGTTTCGAAACAGAAAGTTCGTTAGCGAAGTCATTATCGACATAACAGAGGAAATCAAGAAAACTCTTACTACCACAGACATAAACTGGACAGATGGTCATGACATCAAACAGGAAATTATTGACTATGCACTCTCCTCTCACATATTTGAGATGTTCAAACTCACAGTGCAGATGAGAAACAGCTTATGTGAGTCGAAAGACAGAGAATATGATAAGTTTGTGTCTCCGATATTAAACGCGTCAGGAAAGTTCTTTGACACGGACGCTGCTGACAAATCGCTTCCTATCGAAGCAGATGCTAATGACGCATATGGTATCGCAATGAAAGGCTTATACAATGTACTTCAGGTGAAGAACAATTGGACCGAGGGCGAGAAATTTAAGTTTAGCAGACTCAGCAATGAAGACTGGTTTAGTTTCATGCAAAACCGTGCAGAAAAGACAGTAAACAAATAGCTAGTGCAGACCGCAACTTGAATAAAAGGAAATGCTTACAGTTCAATGGTACAAGGTAACAAATTAAGGACATAATGCATAAAAAGCTTACAGTTCAACCGTAAAATGTTGTGCAAGTGCACAATGTTAGGGTTGATACTGTGAGCGAAATGTCTACTAAGGTAGATTTCATCTATGTACTCGATTGCATACTTTGTTGATACTGTGAGCGAAATGTCTACTAAGGTAGATCATGCGTTAACACACATATCAATTACGGTTGAAACTGTAAGCGGAATGTCTACTGGGGTAGATCTGCAATGGGTGAAAAAACATCCTCTAGTCGAAACTGTAAGCGAAATGTCTACTAGGGTAGATGATAGTCAAGATGATATCACAGTCATTGTTGAAACTGTAAGCGGAATATCTACTAGGGTAGATACAAAAAATATCTTTAATTTCTTCATCAGGTTGAAACTGTAAGCGGAATGTCTACTAGGGTAGATATATACTCTATAAGCTTATCTGATCCACGTTGAAACTGTAAGCGGAATATCTACTAGGGTAGATTTGATGATGCCACTATGGTTGAAAATGTTGAAACTGTAAGCGGAATGTCTACTTGGGTAGATACTATGATAATCATATGGACACTGTGAGTTGAAACTATAAAGGAAATGTCTACTGAGGTAGATTTTCTCTTATTTTTTTAATTTGAATAAAGCTGAAACTGTAGGCAAAATGTCTACTGATGTAGATTATTCCCAGCATACCAAATAAAATATTTACTGATATAGATATATAGATAACTCAATTGAAGCTGTTAGCGAAATATCTATTAAAACAGATCAGATCAACAGTATAAGATGATGATAAAAAGCCTACAGCTCAGCCGTGAAATGTTGTACAAGTGCGTAATGTTAGGATTGATACTGTGAGCAGAATGTCTACTAAGGTAGATCCTTTGACCATCTATTCTTCATGTTTGGTTGATACTGTAAGCGGAATGTCTACTTGTGCAGATGAGTTGCAGACGAATGGTTCTTTGCGTGTTGAAGCTGTAAGGAAAATGTCTACTGGTGTAGATATCATTTTGAATATCTTCCTTTCCTATGTTAAAACTGTAAGCGGAATGTCTACTGAAGTAGATCCTCTACCTTTTATCATTCGTTTTAATGTTGAAACTGTAACTATCCTTATCGGTCTGTAAATTCAATGTTGAAACTGTAAAGAAAATGTCTACTAGGGTAGATTGTACATCACTTGTAAAAGATGTAGGTTGAAACTGTAAGCAGAATGTCTACTAAGGTAGATATGAAATATTGTCCAGTGCTGTCTTCATTGGAACTGTTGGCGAAATGTCTACTAAGGTAGATCAGCTGAATTAATGGTTCCGTATTATCGCTGAGATTGTAAAGTGAAATGTCTACTGGTGTAGATTGATTATTACATCTCATAACCGTTCTGGTTGGGACTGTGAGCCAAATGTCTACTGGTGTAGATTATGTAGATGAGCAAAGAAACTCTCAGAAGGGCAGCGTTGATACTGTGAGCGGAATGTCTACTGGTGTAGATTCATTTTTTCATACGCATAATCAGAAAAGGTGAGTTGTGAGCAAAATGTCTACTGAGGTAGATTTCACAGAGAGTATGATTTTTATTTGTTGAAACTGTAAAGAAAATGTCTACTGAGGTAGACGTGTAGATCACGGGTAGCAATATTTACTTGAAACTGTAAGGAGGTAAATAAGGTATGAATAAACTTAAAAACATGAATAAGAAAAAATCGTTTTGGAGTACATTAGTTAATGAATTCCTTGGAACTATTTTAATAACTTCTATTATAATTTATATGATTGTGTTTATATTATTAGGAAGAGCTGGAATATTTAATTTTATGGGAGGTAGCAGTGATATAATAAACGGATTAGTTGCAGCAGCAGCCTTCCCAATTGTATTGGTCCTTGCATTATGTACAATAGTATTAATTATAAATATAGTAGCGTTTATTCCGCTTACTATACATAAAATTAAGGCCGTATATAATTACACCTATCTTCCGCTTACCGCGGACGAGATTAAATATGCTTTGGATAAAAATATTATATCTTCTAAAGAAGATTATATTAAATTAATTTTGGATAATCTGCGTTATGGAGTTACTAATAAACCATCTTTGTTTGAGTTTTTCTTTTCCACATGTTACATAACGTTCTCTCAAGAAGAGTTATATTCATTATGCAAAGCTTTTGAGAAAGTGTTTGATAGTCCGATTATAATTGATGATGATATGCTTTCATATCTTAATAAGTATGATACCAATTGTTCTCCTTTTGATGTAGCAAAATATAAAGATGAAGTTTCGCTTACAACTATAAGGGAAGAATATGAAAATGGGAAAGATGCTACATTTGCGTTATACACGGATGGAGATAAATATAAAGAAATATTAGAAACAGTTGATTTCCCATTATATGTGGGCAAATAATTTCATTTTTCAAAAAACAGGTCCTATCCGTAATTAATACTGTAGAGAAAAATATTTTTTGAAGTAGAACGCAATATATAAAAAACATTACAGTTAAACCGTGAAACATTGTGCAGGTGCACAATGTTAGGGTTAAAACTGTAAGGGAAACGTCTACTGATGTAAATGAAACCAAAGCTCCAGACTTAATGCATGTTAAAGTTGCGAACAGAATGTCTACTGGTGTAGATGAGTTGCAGACGAATGGTTCTTTGCATGTTGAAGCTGTAATAGAAATGTCTACCTAGGCAGATGCAGTCCCTGGAGATGTGAAGAAAGCGGTTAAATCCGTGAATAAAATGTCTACTGGTGTAGATAGTATTGTTGTTTTAATCATTTAGAGTTGAACCTGTAAGGAAAATGTCTACTGAGGTAGATATCATTGGGAATATCCCCTCCTTCTTTCGTTGAAACTGTAAAGAAAATGTTTACTGATGTAGATACCAGAAGTTTTATTATTGATTTAAATGTTGATACTGTGAGCGGAATGTCTACTGGTGTAGATTCATTTTTTCATACGCATGATTAGAAAAGTTGAGTTGTGAGCAAAATGTCTACTAAGGTAGATTCTGATAGTTTATATAGCGCAAGTGCGGTTGAAACTGTAAAGAAAACGTCTACTAGGGTAGATATGAAATATTGTCCAGCGCTGTCTTCATTGGAACTGTTGGCGAAATGTCTACTGGGGTAGATGCAATGAGTTTCTCCGGTAATTCATTCCAGATTAAAATTGCTAAAAAATGTCTACTTGTGTAGATTCATAGAGAGTGTGTTTTTATTTCTGGCTGAAGCTGTGAGCGAAATATCTACTGGGGTAGATGCCTGTCTCGTTAATCATGTTGGCTATAGTTGAAGCTGTAAATCAAAATGTAGATGAAAAACACTCAGAGAAAATCCGGAAAGATTGAGACTCTAAAAATATCTGCGAGTGCAGATTTCAGAACCGCAAGAACCGCCAAACAAAACTGTGGCCGAAATGTCTACTGGTGTAGATACAAAAGTCGCGGGGGTTCCCAAGGAGTTAAGGTTGTAAGCGAAATGTCTACTGAGGTAGATTTAATCTAGAATCAGATATTGAAAAACATTGAAGTCGCAGGTGAAATGTCTACTAGCGTAGATTTAATGACAGATATGCATGTTGAAACTGTGAGCGGAATGTCTACTGAAACATACTAATGTAGATACAAATATCAGTGTTGCTACATGCGCAAATCATTCGCTTTTCAACATACAAACCATCGCTTAGACGCAAAAAAAAGAGCCGCATCATGCAGCTCTTCTTTTTTACTTATATTTTTGTTCCTATGCCACCTTCTCAAGCGCATACATGAAAGCCGCTGCCTCCCTGTCGCTCGAAATAAAGTCACCCCTGAATCTTACAAATTCGCTGATAAAATCCTTGTGCTTCTTGGCAAAATTATCAAATGCCCATGCAGCAAATCTTACTCCATTATCGGTACAGTCGTTTTCATACAGAGTGTCGCATTCCTTCTGAAACTGCTCTGCGAACTGACTTATATTGATGTTCTTAATCTCTGCCATCGTCTTTTCCTCCATTTTCCAAAATCTGCTCCACAAGCTTATGCACATCTTTATCATTGAAATACGGCATCTGCGGGTTTCCATTCTTGTCATACAGCGTAGCAGAATACCTGTCGTTTTCTTCCTCGTATATGACATCGAACGACACATTATCCGTACCTATGAATGCATAAGGCTCGTTATACGCATTCTTGCAGCCCTGCAGGAACTGCAGCTCAATTTCCAGACAACACTCTTCTACCTCGTTTTCGTATTCCTCATTGGCAAGTGTTGCCTCTATCTCTGCTATTCTTAACAGTTGTTTGCCAAGTTCAGTCAAAACATATTCCATTTTTGTTCTTCCATTCTCTTATTCTTCTCTTTCAAACATCAGGACCATCCCGTCGTTATTTTGCTCATATAAATATTTTTATCTATTAATCAAATCCAAGTGTGTATTCAGTTCGGTATAAAGCATAGGATTGTCATATAAAAAGTCTTTCACTGTGTAGCCGATTTCAATCAGTTTTTTGGAATTAGACCTTCTAAATCTTTTATAAGCACATGATACAGCTCCTAAAATATCCTCATAACGTTCTCTTAAAGAACCATTATATCCATGAATGGATGGATGGTCATAATCAGATATATCCACTACATAGAATGGTATATCTCCTAATTTAACATTTTTACCATATTCTCTAATGTACTTAATAGCTGAGTGTAAATTATCTATCCAAACAATAGGTGTATCGCAAAAATCATATTTGCAAATTACAACTCTGATTGCAGGATTATATCCATCCCTTTCCATCTGCACGATAGAATTGATGTGATATTGAATATCACTGGCATGTCCTACATGTAATCCCCAATTGCATACTTTATAACCAAGTTTGCAAGATTCTATGTATAATTTACCTGCTTTAATCTGTATACCATCAGGATTACGTCTAATAACGTGTTTGCAAAACATATCCGTTAGGTTCATACTCAGTAAATCTTCTGAAATATTATCATTGATTTTAATATTCAAATCATCCATATTTTTTACCCTTTCTTTAGTCAATAAAATTGATATTGTTATAAAATCAGTGGCGAAAAACCCACAGGCTTGCCTGTGGGATGAAAGCCACTAAATTGCTAGTTTCCATCCATTTGTATGAACGGATCTTTTAATTTTTGATATAGGAAAATGATTTTGTAATGCTATTCGCTTTCCTTTATCCTGAACACTTTTACTGCACATTTACCCGTCTATGTCTTCAGGACGCTCTAAGGTATAATGGTTTTCATTATACACATAATCATCGCCCCAGTCGGCATTTTCAGCCCACTGGTCGAAGCTGTCCAAGATATCCTCTGCCTCATCTCTTGAAAGATAATCACAGATTACATATCCGTGAAGGTCATCTTCCAGTCTGCCGTGCAGCTCTCCAATAAGTTCCTCTTTTAAATTGTCATTAATTTCTTTAATTGCTATAATTTTTTCCGCCAATCTTTAGCATGACATTAACATGCCATATTCATTTTCTGTAAGATAAATCTGTTTTCCGCTTTCTGATGTGCCAACTGTGTATACGGTCCCACTCTCCGTGGTTTTCCACCCGCCAAACTCCAGCAGTTCGCCATCTCTTATCAGCAGGCTGTCAGCATCGTCATCCCTGCACAAAGCGTAACTATCGACATTATTTTCTTTTGTATGCCTGATGCGTCCTCCAAATTTAAGGCGGCAGAGCCCTTTGTTGAACATTTGCCTTAAATCGACATGACATCCTGCAGCTTTGTTCCTCCTTGTTTCTTCAATATTCATTTTTTATTGCTCTCCTTTCTTCTTTTTATATGGAAAGTATGTCAGAATTTAACAAAATGAATGATTTTTCCATATGAAAAAAGCTGCATGCAAGCAGCCCCTTTTCCTGTACAACAAAACAGAACCGGCGCTCCTTCCGGTCCTGTTCCGCGAAAACAAATTTTTAACAAAGTGTACAAGCTGCATAAGCTTGAAAGGTCTGTTCGGTATTCCCGGACATTATAAGTATGATAGATTTATCTGTTGAATATTGCTTTCCATATAAAAAGAGCCCGGAAAACCGGGCTCATGCTTTGTAAAAATTCAGCTATAATACAACTCCTAATATGGACAATAAGATAGAAAAAATTATCCAAAAAACACATTGTGATACTTCTGATGCAGGAATTATGTCAAAAGGATCGTTCTTGTTGACATATATATCTACCTCTTTATTTAATTTAGGTCTTTTATTGTCGCTAAATTTTTGCTCTGTCGTTTTATATTCTTTACCGTTTTATAACCATATAGGGAAAACAAAAAAAAACGAAGCAATTATTTCTAAAATCATTAAGTGAACATATCGTTTATAATTCGGTTCTGGTTCAATATGGCTATAGTCCTTTTTATCAACATACAAAGTTATTTCTTTTCCTTTTTTAGGACGTTTCATCTCTTGATAATTTTTTGTGGTTGAAACATATTCTTTTCCATCAATGAAATATTTGTAAGTTCCATTATATGATAACAATTTTGTTACACCCGCACTTCCGTCATAACTGATGCATACTCCTTTAGTAGCAAAACATTCATTTTTGACGAATTTGATTTTTTTTACACATATAATAATGCATGGAATCGTTATGAATAAAACAAAAATGTTGTCAGCGTCAAATCCTATGCTCATATTTCCCTCCAAATAATTATGGTTTATATAGAGTATGATTTTTTTATTAACTATTTTATTACAAACTTAACATTGTTTGAAGTTCTCAAGCTTAACAGGCTGATAATCTCAGCAATTCCAGATAATTGAGAATTAATATTACTTTTAATTTTATCAAGATTTATAATCGCATTCATCACGCCAGATGTCCAGCCATCATACTTTTCCCATTCGTAAAACTTAGTCTCACCAAGTACCCGAATTTGAGATAAATTTGTTAGATACCTAATATAACCCAAATCATCATACTTAATTATATAATTATTATTGTTATTATCGCTTATTTGCATCTCAAACAAATCTATATATGCATTTGATAGCTCATGATAACATATAATTTCATACATTTGTTTGGTGTCTGTACTAATTGAAAATAGTGTATCAAAGATATCGCGAACTGCAACAACTGCTTTGACATATACAAAATGTTCTGTGAGCACTTTTAAACCTATATCTAAAACAGCTTCTAATACATCAGCTCCTATATCTGAAATATTTTTATAATATTCACCAGCAAGCACGTTTCTAATTGATAAAGCAGCCTTTTTCGCATGATTATCCTTGCTGTTATTAATTAAGTAAGTTAAGGCATCCAAATTCGCTTCAAATATTTCATTATTTGTATTGATAGTTGATAAACTATCAATAGTGTCTAAAATATCCATACCATATCCGGCATATGTTATTCCATCTGATATTTTATCAACAATTTTCATTCCTTTCCCAACTTTATCCTTTATTTCAGAAACGTCTTTTAGTTTTTTGGTATATGACATACCATTTGTGGTCATTCTCATATATGTTGCTTCTTCACTCGCATTATGTATTTTAGTAAATAACTTTGAAAAGTCTTCCGCTACTGCTTTTTCTACTGCATCATTGCTTGTAGCGCCGTTTATTACTTCTTTAACAGTTAATATATCTTTTGGGAAGTTATATTCATCTAAAGAATATTTTTTTACAGATTCTAACAATGAGTTTAAGATTTCAACGGCACTCTTCTTTTTCTGCTTCATCTCCTCCTGTTCAAAAGTTTCTTCTGTATCATAGTTCTTATAGTAATCTATGATCAAATCTCTGTATATTTCATTTGTGTTCCATACACCAAATATAGCAGCACTTATTACCATAGTAGATTTTGATAACAGGTCATTTTGGAAATTATTTGCGGAATTCTCATAATAATAGTAATCATTATTTGTTAATGAATCTACATTATTAGCTGAAATAGCAACATCATTTTGTAATGGATCTGTACCATTTTTGACTTCAGTATAATCATCTATTCCATCTCCATCACTATGAGTAAGAAATGGATTAGATTTCATTACTACATATACATATTTCCCGGTAGTCTGGACTTCGATTTCTTCTCCATTCTTTAAGCCATCTCCATCCCAGTCATCATTTTCGTTATAGTCTATATCCAAACCTGAAAGTTCTGTAGAGCCGTTGCTAAGGGTTAATGTTCCGTCTTTTATGAGGTTTGTATAATAATCACAAATGCCATCATTATTGCTGTCAGTCGTATAATCAATTGTTTCGTTTGAGATATTTTCATATATATTGGACAAATCTTCAGCTTTTTCTGCGAAATAATATTTTCCCTCTGTTTCATCTGCTAATTTCTTTAATAATGTTACATTGGCACTTCCTAATCCAATACTTAATATTTTTATTCCATTATCCTTTGCTGTAGCAATTAAATCATCATAGGAATATGACACAGTTGTATCTTCACCATCAGTCATAAAAATAATATATCTCTGGTTTCCAGATGCATCCGCTTTTAACTGGTCGATTGCGGCATGTATTCCGGCTGAGCCATTAGTTCCAGAATCCCATCCCCAGCCTGAATCGTTATATATACTATCTACTGCATCAATTAATTCCTGCTTATCATTTGTCAGCTCTGTCTTTATTTCTTCACAAGCGATAAACGAAATAACGCTTCCTTGATCTTTATTAAAGTCCATTTTATTAACGAAATCTTTCGTTAGCTGCTTTCTTATATCACCTGGATCATTGTCGTCCATACTTGCAGATCTGTCTATAACAAAAGCAATTGACAGTCCGCTATTTTGACCATTTTCGTCTGGTTTTTTAATATCTGAATCCCATACGGTATCAACCATATATTTATTAAGAAGAATATATGTAGAAAAATGCGTTACCGTAGCTGTAATTTTTCCTTCTTGCACTGTCTGATTTTCTAATTCTTCAAACATCTTTGTAGATTCATTAAAATAATATATTCTTGGTTGGAATGTATCAGATAATTGTCCAAGCGATTTATCATACTTAAATGTCATTTCAGCAGAATTAAATTTCCCGTCAACGCTAAAATTATACGCTTCTCCCAGATAGCCAGCAACCGATGGATTTATATATGGATTGTCATAAGAGCTTACAGGATCAATATTCAACGAATCTATATTTCCATCTACTAAATCAAGTTTTACTGACGGTACAACAGGGTTCTCCTTGGTAACTTCAGGATACCTTTCATAGCTTATTGTAAATGATTCATTGTACACAAGAGGATTATATCCATTACTGATTTCCCATAAATCGTCAGCTCCATCACCATCCGTATCTTTATTGGTAGGACTTGTATTGTATCCAGTCAATTCCTCATTATCTAGCAAACCATCAGAATCACTATCATTATTTGTCGGATCCGTTCCGATTTCATATTCTTTGCCATTTGAAATACCATCATTATCAGCATCTTCATTATAATCTGATATACCGTTGTCATCAGTATCCACCTTAAGTGGATCTGTCCCAAGTTCTACAACTTCTTGATAGTCAGTTAATCCATCTCCGTCCGTATCAGCTTTGTTTATATCTGTGCCGATATATTCCTCAATTACATCATAAATTCCATCATTATCAGAGTCTGTATTCGCACCAATAGTTTTATCGTAATTAAGACCAATAGAATCATATAGATAGACTGTTGTACTTAACTCTTTTTCATCACCTGTTGCTGTTACAATAATTTCATTTTTCCCAGGGAAAAGGCCTATATTTGTTATTTTCCAGTTATCGGCCGACGGCGTATTTCCTTCAAATACCAGCTTGTCTTTATCATTGTAAACTTTAACATTTATATTATTGTATTTGTTGCTATTTTCTAACGTGCCGCTTAAACCATCAAGTTTTGATGATGTAAGATAATAATTGTTTACAGTATCGTATCCAAAGGTATCGGTATTAACTGTCAGTTTTCCCATATCTTCGGCGCGATCGTAATTTGTGATAAAATCAATATTTATTTCTTTATTATCAATTTTTATTTTGTGGGTGGTTGAAAAACTGCACTTCTCTAAATCATCCGCATATACACTTAATAACGACATATTTGATACTATAGCCACAACTAATACCAAAGAAATAATCTTATTTATCTTTTTCTTCTTGATTGCATATGCTAACAAACAAAGTCCAAAAAATAATAACATTATGTAGCATACTATATTGTAATCATCATTTGTGTTGATCTTTTTTTCATTAGTTGCTACATTATTTTTTGCTGACAAATTATCTTTTGACTTTATTTCTTTGCTCTTATCAGGAGTTTTCGTCTCCGTATCCGTTTTTTTACTAGCTGAAACATTTTTTATCATTGCTGTAATATCATATTTTATAGAATCTCCAGCTTTGAGCGTTCCTATATCTTTTTGTAAATCACCTTTAGCAAACTCAATACTATCAGGTGAATTTATTTGTAGGTTAATACCTGTTACATCATATGAATTTGTATTTTTTAATTCATATGTAAACTTCACCTTATCGCCTTCCTTATAAGTTCCCTTTTCCTCCGTTACGTTTACTTCCACTCCGTTTTGAACACTGCTGCTTGCATAAACTGAGTCTTTGCTTACAGCCAGCAGAATGATACCCATGAGTAGAATTCTTAAAAATTTCCTCATCTTGTTCCTCCTGTTTATATAATTTTTATAATTTTAATATCATCATAACATTTTCTTTTGTACAATCCCCAAAAAAAGGACATAGCTCATTCCTACTTGATATAAGCTTGCATTATACGGAATCAACTTTATTATGCAGAAAGAGGCATATTCAAGTCAGACAAGTCCGCTTATGAACACTGTCTGCAAGCAGAATGCTAACAAAAAGAATAGAGTTGAAAGAGGTCTTTATATTGATGGTAGTTACAATTGGAATGCTGACAGTGTTGGCGCATTTAACATACTGCGCTTATACTTTCAGGCACAAAAAATAGATACCAGACTTGATCCGATATCTATTTCATCACCTGAAGTAACAAAAGTAGCTGCGTAAAAAAACAGTATTGGTGTTATGGACGCACCTTGGATCCATAGACTTTTAAGTCTGTGCCCAGATGCTCGGTAATTCAATTACTGAGTAGTTCACAGTCAATACTTCAAACACTATACCTTATTAAAGTCCGGTGAAGGTAAAAAAAAGACTCCCCGAGAAATTTCAGGAAGCCTTTACATTACTGTATTGGTTACGATTTTTGCCGTTTTGCAACTTATTTAATTTTTTCAGGGGGCGTTGCCGATTCGTATCACAGATTTAAGGAAGCACTGCATATATCATACTCCTTTTGATCACGTCCGAACGGCATCATTTTCGTCCACCATATTCTCATGCCATAAGTATCCTAATCTGAAGCATAGGCCTCTTCTCAGCCGTAAATCTCTCATTAACTGCAACCGTCTGATACAGCCTATTTCGGTACGCAATCGTGCGCTTACATACAGCATAATCTTCCCATTCTGCATCCATTCCCATTATCTTTCTCGCAGACTCTCTTACAAAGTCATCACTGTCCATTGATTTGAAAACATCCTTCGTGCGTCTTTCGTCTCTATTTCCGGATGCAGTTTTAAAGCGGATTTTTCCTGCATAAATCATTATGCATCCTGTATTCTTCTCGCCGGAAACCTCATCAAGAAGCTTAAAAAGCGCGATCTTTCCTTTCTCAAATATATCGTCTAATCTCATATCCTCTGTTCTTTCATTGCTCATATATAATGTCTCCTTTCTCGTGTGTCCTATTCCTGCTCATCTGCAAACATTGCAAGGCATCCTTCTCTTCTCCTAAAAGACGTCCATGCTCTCAAAATCTATTCTCAAGTCAACTATTTTCTGACAGTACGGCTCGCATCCTCGAAGTCCTGATGCACTCCTATGCGTATCCTTGTCTACATCTGTGCATCTTCTGCATAAATCTGCTTCCGCCAGCTCCTGTCTCGCAAGTTCTGCTGCAATCGCTGTCGCTTTTGTATATACCTGCATGATGATTGCCGCAAGTGCCGGAGAATACGTTACAAGTCGGTTCCAGTTGAGCTGCCGCCCGAAGTTTTGCCATAATCCGCTGTCTTCATAAAAAGCCAGGCGCCTCGACGCCCACTCTAACGCTCTCTTTTCATCCTGCGTTATGAACCGCGCGGCATTTTCAAGCATGGAACAAAGCTTCTTGACAGCCGTATTTTCCGCCGCAATCGCGACCACATCTCTCAGACTGTCCCTGTCGGGCTCATCATCTGCTTTAAAATTTAATTTTTCTTTTGCGTATCCGATGGAATCAATAACACAGTTTCTGTCCACATCTGTCAGATGCATGTTTTGACACTGCATTTCTTTTATCAGATCCGGACTGATTACAGCCCACGCATACTCGCTTTCGTATATCATGTTGCTTCCTCCTGTATAAAGTATGTCAGAATGCATTTTAAGCTATATCTTTCCATATAAATAAGCTGGTTTTCCTGTATTAACTTTTTCTTTCCACATCCCACACCCTGCCTGCGTATATAATAAACATCGTCAGCCAGCCTATGGCATATCCCCAGTCAATATCTCTTATTAATCCTATTACTTCCTTCAAATTGTGTATCTTATGCCCTGATGGCGCTCTTCTCCTTATTTTTGTATCTTCTTATTTTATAATCTTGAACCTTTCTTTCCTGATCCGGTCGTTTTCCTCTTTGACCTGTCTTAAATGCTTCGACATGACTTCCTTATGTCTTTTGCCATGAGCGCAGTTGTTGCACAGTCCGTAGTTGACATGCCCCTTGCCGCCATACGATGCAAAATACTCCCTTTCGTCTATCGCGCCGCATTCGCTACATTTTACGAATCTGTTGCCCTCAATGCTTACAACAGGCTTTTCTCCGGCCGATTCGATTATTTCATCAAGATGGCTTATAAGGTAGTAGAATGCTCCGAGCTGTTCTGCCGACCCACCCTTTGTCATCTCATGGTATTTTTCGAGTGTGTTTTTCTCGTTTTCCAAAAAACCACGTCCTTTCATATATTAATGCGCATTCTCAAGCTTATCCCGTATCAGGGCAAAAACTCTCTGTCTTGCGCATTCCCTGCCGACACCGTTTTCTGCCATGTCCTTTTCGATAAGCTTTCCGACTGCCCTGGCAATGTCTTTAAGCTCGCCTATATTCTTGGCTCCTGTCGCTTCTTTGTATACCTTTATTGTCTCTATCCTTGGATCCTTTGAATTTTCTGTCTCCTTCATTTTGCTTTCTGTGCCTCCTTATCCTATTCTTTCTCCCTATATTAAGTATGTCAGATGGATGTTTTGCGAATGTCCTTCCATATAAGTTTCTGCTAGATCTGCGTATTTTTCAGATACGCAAGTATCATAATCACCGCCCTGTATTTTCTCGGATGGCTCATGATATCCTCAATTTCTGCTTCAAGGCCTGCCACGTCAGTTTCCATGCTGCTCTTGCTGAAAGCAAATCCGTCAAGCCCCGGCTTATTCTGTCTTTTGTACTCTTCTGCCGTCAGACTTCTTAACGCATCCGCCACATCTTTTGCACCTTTTCTTCTTAATATATTTCTGCTGTCCATAATTCCCTCCTAACTGACATGCACAGTCCATCTGTCGGTATACAGATATGATTCCTGCACACAGATATGCACCTTCTCTGCCTGCCTGTATTCCTCAACACACGTCCTTGACCTTGTCCAGCCATCCTGAAGCACGCAGATGTCAGCCTCGCTCATATCTTCCACTATTACGGCATTCTCATCCATCTCGAAGATGCCTCTTATTATATTCCTGTTAATCTTCCGCCTTTTCGGCCTGATTATATAATAGTGCATTATTTTTCCTCCCTCGGCATATATCTGCCATTCTCCAGCATTTCAATGCTTATCTGCCCAGGAATATCCTCTTCCTGCTTCAAAAATCCGCTGTATTCAAGGCTTCTCTCAAGGAAGCTCTGGTAAGTCTCATACAAACTGCAGCTGTCACACAAGCTGCCGGACGCCGCCTTCCTGTCGAATATCTGCACACATCGCAGGTCTTTTCTTCCCGAAACGGCATTTAGTATGGTGCATGTTTTTCTTTCCTCATACTTCAATTTTTAAGCCTCCAAGCATTTTTCTTCCTTATATGGAAAGTATGATATTTTTTATCAGTGCTAATGGCTTTCCATATAAGAACAGCTGCTTTTAGCCAGAAATCTGCAATGAAAATAAAAGTAATGTCAACAGAAAAAGTCCTGTGCCCATACAAGTACACAGAACTCTCAAACCCTTGATTTTACTGCATTTTTAGCGCAGGAAATATTACCGGAGTTTTATTTTGCTGAAAAATTTCTACAAAATTTCTGCAGTTTTTTTGTTTCTCTATCATATTCATAACAATAGAAAATAAAAAAAATATCGTTTTTCAAATTCTACCAGCAGGATAATGACAAGATACAGAAATTGTGCTATAGTATGTATATCAAAGGAAAACAGTTATCTGCAAAAACGCAGGAGAAAGGAAAAAGATATGCTTACAGCAATTAAGTTTTGTAAAAGTTCATACAGTTGTAAACATAGTTCTTACTTTAAAAAGAACTCTATTTTGATGCGCTTTTATATGAACGAAAATTCTGTCTGAAAAACATATTTACTGCATAAATATTTTTCTTTCATGTCGTTTATCTTAGGGCGCATCCCGGATGAACGATTTTTTTATTGCTTAAAATGAAAGGAAATAATTATTATGCCAGTAATAAACATGGAACAGACAGGAAAGCAGATTGCAGAATTAAGAAAGAACGCAAATCTCACTGTAAACGATATAAAGGAAGCACTCGCACTTACAACTGTAAATGCCGTATACAAGTGGCAGCGTGGACAAACGCTTCCAACGCTTGACAATCTTGTTGCGCTTGCAGCACTCTTCGGCTGCACAATAAATGATATTGTCATAACTGAGACAATATAAGAAACACATGTATCATTAGCTCAGCTGGCAGAGCACTCGACTTTTAATCGAGCTGTCCGGGGTTCAAGTCCCCGATGGTACATTACCGGCGGGTATAACATGAGGATAGGTATGCAAGTGGTTAAATCGGGCAGACTGTAAATCTGTTGCTTCGGCTTCGTTGGTTCGAATCCAACCCTATCCACTAAGAAATTTCTTTTATTCAAGTCCTGCCCCGCCGACTTAATTTTAAAACAAAGGAGATGATTTATAAATGATTGCAGACTTTAAAACTAATTTCATCAGGCTCTCGTAGCTCAGAGGTAGAGTACTTGGTTGAAGCCCAAGGGGTCGAAAGCTCAAAACTTTCCGGGAGCATTATGGAGTGTTGGCTCAATTGGTACAGCAACTGTCTTGAAAACAGTCATTCCGAAAGGATATCTGAGTTCGAATCTCAGGCACTCCGCTATATTAAAAAAACAATTTATATATTATGCAGTGTTGGCAGAGTAGGTAATGCGCCGGATTGCTAATCCGAGGTCATCTTAACGGATGCAGGGGTTCGAGTCCCTTACGCTGCGCTGTGTTAGTAGCTTAGGAGGTTTAATATCGTCAAATCCCGTCTAGCACCTTATATCTTATAATGATGATGTAGCCAAGAGGAAAAGGCATTAGTCTGCAAAACTAATATCGTGGGTTCAAATCCCATCATCATCTCTCGAATATAATTCTCTTATTTACCACACTATATAAAAAATGTACGAATATATTTCGCACATTTTTATAAATTTAGAGCTAAATCGTACATTTTTAAATATGTACGATTAGCCTTACAGCCCCGTATTTTGCGCGTATTCTCTGTTTTTATAAAAATCATATTTTTTAGTTATCCCCCACTGTAACCAAAAAACAAAAAAACTCTTTTTCGTACATTTTCATCTTATATGGAAAGCCAGAGGTGGTGTCCGAAGGCTGAAAAGCGGACGTCTGGTTCCGTTTAAAGCATGTGTAAAGCACCGTAAGTGTATGACTAAGAGCACAATTAAGCCTGCAGAAATACTGCAGCTGTATGGCTAGAAAAACTGCAGCAAAAAAGAGACCGCAATTCGAAGTCTCTTTTTTTTGCTCATTCTTCCAACTTGGCATTATCAGCAAATGCTCTTGCCTCCTGCTCAGACGCAAATTCCTTAATATACCCGCCATATCTGAAATACTTCTTAGCATTTCTCTGCCTTTCAGTGATATGGTCAGTTACTTTAACATCAGCACCCACAATCTTTGGATAACTCTTCGTTCCGCCCCATTCAGCTGAAACCAGTACATACCACTTATCCTCTTTTGGCTTTTCCTTTTTGATTATGGGGAAATCCTTTGGATTCAGTTCTTTAAAGTCGGCCGGATCGTAAAAGTCCGTCTCGCCGTAGAACTTTCCGGTATGATGCCATTCAGCTTTCATGACGGCTCCGGCTTCAACTGCTCTTTTCTGCCATGCCTTAAGCTTCGACTTTGGAAGCAGTCCGTCTTCATAGGCAGCAACGGCATTGTTGCTCATACATTTCTCTCTGTTATATCCGCTCATTTCTTATCCTCCATTTTTCTTTTTTTTGTAAAAAGAGTATGTAAGATTTTATATAGGCGGATGAGCTTCCATATAAAATGGCAGTATGCACAAAAAAGAACGCCTGAAAAACTTTTGTTTCTCAAGCGTCCTAAAATTTTGTCAAACAATATTATATTTCGCAAATGCCGGGCTCGTACTTTGCAACCGGATTCAGCTTAAATTCATTGGCCAGATGTTTCTGCTTAATCACCTCGTCAATTTCTTTATCTTCGCAGGTCTCATTGCGAATAAAGGTATCCAGCTGCTCATACGTAAATCCAAAATTGTCTTCATCTGTCTTTCCACATAAACCGTCTGACGGTGTTTTGTCAACATACTTAGACGGCAGGCCAAGACAATGTCCAATGGCACAGACTTCAGACTTTGTCAAATATCCTAAAGGAGCCACATCCCCATCACCATCGCCGCCTATCGTAAAATAGCCGACATAATCTTCAGAATAATTACATGTGTTAATCATTCTGCCATTATTACACTGACAGACTGCTCTTATCATCTTTGTACGTTCTCTTGGCGCAATATTCTGCCTGCACTGCTTCGTAATCTCGATTCCACAGTCCTGCAGCTGCTTGAAACTGGCCTCAAGTGCTGATCTTATGTTAATAGTATAGTTTCTGATACCCAAGAGCCTGCATACTTCAATAGAATCATTAATGTCTGACTGTTCTCCATCCGGCAGCATTACGCCGATGACCCTGTCTGCTCCGAGGGCCTTTACGCACAATGCCGCTGCTATTGTACTGTCCTTGCCGCCTGAAATGCCCAGTACGGCATTACAGCCTTTCCCATTTTCATCAAACCAGTCCTTAATCCATTTGATAAGATTTTCTGTCTGCTGTGCTGCATTGAAATTATACATACTATTTTTCCTCCTTAATCCTCCAGTCTATACATCTCTGAAGATAATCCACGTAATCCGGGTTTTTGCACATGCCTTTGCCTGGTGTGTCAGAAATCTTGGCTACGTCCATTCCGTTGCATCTTGTAGTTTTCATGACAATGTTGAGTGCAGGAACATCTGTATCATTGCTTAAGTATGTGCCGATACCAAAAGCTACATTTGTTTCCTTGCAGAAATGTCTGTAGAGCTTGTCAGCACGCTCAAAGTCAAGACTGTCGCTGAATAAAAGTGTCTTTGTTTTAGGGTCAATTCCAAGGCTCCTGTAATGAGCAATCATCTTTTCACCCCACTCATACGGGTCTCCGCTGTCATGACGCACTCCTGAGAAAAGTGTCGCATAGGTAAGCTGGAAATCACGCAGGAAACAGTCTGTTGTGATTGTGTCAGTAAGCGCAATACCGTTTAATACTCCATACTCCTTAATCCATGCATCAAGAGCATACCAGTTTGAATATGCCGGATTGTGTTTGTGATTGCCCTGTCCTGTACACATAATCCACTCATGAGCCATAGTGCCTACAGGTGTAAGCCCATACTTCTTTGCAAGATACACATTTGATGTGCCGACAAACTTTGATGAACTGTGCAGGGTGTCGTTTAAATGTGCGAACTTCTGCACTGCAAGTTCCTGTGCTTCAGCAGAAAGTCTTCTTCTGAGACCAAACTCTGAGAATGTACCTGCGTACCAGTGTCCGTTCTTTAAATTCTCATACTTCGCATCCAGACGCTTCTTAAAGCTGTCAAGCAGCTTATCATAGTCATATGTCATTCTGAAATACACTTCATTTACAATGGCAAGTGTCGGAATCTCATACATTGATGTGTTAAGCCATGTTCCTTTTGCCTCGATAGACAAGCCGCAAGGTGCATCTGTTCCTATCTCAAAATCCTCAAAACGTGGCTGCCAGAGACGAAGAAAATCAACGTAAGAGCCTTTAATCCACTTGATATTGTCTAAATATGCAAGTTCATCTTCCGCAAACCGAAGCTTGCAGAATGCCTTAATCTGTTCTGTTATCTCCTGTACCATTTCCGGTGTAAAATGCACATCCGTATTTCTGCACTTGAATGTCCATGTGGTCTTGTAATCCGTAAACTGATGGAATATTGTCTGACCCATCGAAAATTTATACATGTCTGTCTCTAAAAGACTTGTGATTATCTGGTTTAATTTCATGTATTCTCCTCCTTATTCTTACGTTATCAGTATGTCAGAAACCTTTTTGATAAATGGCTTTCTATATAATATTTACCTGAATCATCTTCATTGCTTCTATTGCTGTCTTATGACTTTCAGGCGTTACGCAGGCACAGGCATTTTCTATCACGAACACCTCTGCATCTTTACAGAACGTCTTTGCAATCGCTACGTTGCTGATTACACATATTCCTGTGCAGAATCCGCAGAAATAAATCTCTGTATCGCTGTTGTCATATCCCGCAAGCAGTTCGCCAAGCTCTTTGCTGCCAAACGTCGGCTTGTCAATATAAGTAATATCGTCACAATTAACTCCACGCTCCTTCATTGCATCTTTAAGACGAGCGTCTACTTCCCATCCGTTTGTCCCTTTAATACAGTGCACTACCGGAAGTTTCTTTCCTTCCTGAGTATTCAGATAGTTTTCATCATGCGTATCCCTTGTGAATATCACGTCATCATATTTTCCTGACCTGATTTCATCTGCAATAACATTTGTCGCCACGTTACACTCCTTGTTTCCAAGAACTCCTGTAATAAAATCATTCTGCGCATCCACTACTACTAAAATTTTCTTTGCCATAATTATTTCCTCCTACATCATATAATCATCATTTGTTGCAGCCATAAGGATTTTTCTAAGCTGCTTTAAATCTTTCCACATCCATCGTGGAACCAGATCCCTGACTTTGTCATAATCTTTCTTACACAGCAAATCTCTGATCATTGTACTCGAAATTTCAATATCGCTTCTGCCAAGATTTCTGATGGTCACATTCTTTAAAATATCATCTGTAAACCAGTTTTCCGCAATCTTCGGATCGTCGTTGTAATAAAATGTAAAGCTTTTCTCTCCAATTTCATTAGCTATGTTGTAATAGAAGAAAGAACCCCATTCTTTTACATACTGGGCTGCATCCTCCATGCTCCAGTCTGATAAAGTCATAACCTTTACATCTGCACCGCTTAAATCCTCTTCCTGCAGTACGTTTTCAACAAGTCTTTTTCTGTATTCGATTGGAAACGGATTTCTCTTTGTATAGCTTTTGTTTGCACTGCCTATCACAACAAGCAGATTTTCGCACTCCGATGCGGCCTGTTTTATCATGTTCAGGTGTCCGTTATGGAATGGCTGTGCCCTTGTGAGTATCACACCGTTTTTATATTTCTTCTGCACTTTAACCAGTTTACGTTCATCCATGTTAAGGTCAACATATCTGTACACAGCAGCCGGTTTTCTTCCGACAATAGGCCTCTGCGACCTGTCAAGTGAAACAAGCTGTCCTGCAATCTTCTCACGGAACACCTTTGGATGAACTTCCTTTCCTGAAAGAACCTCAAACACCTTAAGCAGATCCGGAATGGTAAACTCACGCGGCACAAGGTTAAACATAATGCCTGTATACTCAGCCTTATTCCTTATCCTCATAAGTCCTTCCAGCATAATCTGGTCATGGTCAAAAGCAAGCTTTTCGTCTGATACACTGACCGGAATAAAATTTTCCACTGTAATTACACCGTTTTTAAATTTCTCAGACTTGAGGGAGTATTCAATTTTAATCAAGTCGTTTGCGAACTCAAGTTTTTTATCTGCAAATTTCACATCGAACCATCTGGCATCCTTTGCGTCATCTCCTGCAACAGCAGCCTGCTCATATCCATATGGAAGCAGTGCAATGTATGCAATATCAATAATTCTCATACGAGGGTCCCTGTCCGGCTGGCTCATGGTATAGAGCTGCTCAAGATAAATGTCTGTAAGACCTGTTTCCTCTTTAAGCTCCCTGCACGCTGCTTCATATGCGGATTCCTTTATATTAATAAATCCGCCCGGAAGCGCCCACTTGTCTATCTCCGGATGAGCCTTTCTCTTTATCAAAAGCACCTGCATACAGCTTAAGTCTTCCTTCATACGAAGCACCATCATGTCAACTGTAACCGATGGCCTGTCATAATCACCCGGTTTATATTCTGCTAAAAATTCCTGTTCTGTTAATCCATTTACATCTACTTTATTCATGTGTTTAACTCCTATAATTACTTTCTGCATTTTTTATATTTACTTTATGTACTTATTATAGTAGCTCTTAGTAACTATGTCAAGTACTTTATAGAATTAATTGTATTTTTTCGAATTTAGTGTGCTTCCACAGTCTATCCGTGGGAGACGCCAATATATGAACTCAAAAAAAAGAGGTACATTTCTGTACCTCTTCTGCCTTTTCTACATGTTCTCGTAGTCGAAGCATTCATCTTTTGAATCAGATGGAATCTTATTCTTATGCATTTCTGCTGTGGTTTCTTTTACCGCATTTTCAGTGATTTTCTCGCCAAAATCTGTTGCTACGTTAATATTGTTGTTAACTTTGGCGTCATATGTATTAGCTTTCATGACCTCGGTAAGGTCAAATCCGGTTGTCTCTTTTACAGACTCGATGGTTTTAGCAAGCACCTGCGGAACATTGTCGCTTATAGCAGACATTCCACTGTCTCCTGCACCACCGATAATAGAAACCTTATCAATGCTCTCAAGTGGCTTAGCAATAGCCTCTGCCATCTGTGGAAGAACCTTGATAATCATCTCGGTCATTGCTGCCTTGCCGTATTTAGCCATAGCATCAGCTTTCTTTTCCATAGCCTCTGCCTCTGCAAGACCTTTTGCTCTGATACCTTCTGCTTCTGCCTCATACTGTGCCCTTGTTGCCTCGGCAGCCTGAAGCTTTGTAAACTTCTCTGCTTCTGCTCTCTTTTCCTGCTCATACTTCTCAGCATCAGCTTTCTGCATACGGGCGTATTTCTCAGCATCCGCCTGTTTCTTTACTTCAGCATCGAGTGACTTCTCGCGGACTGCAATCTCTTTCTCCTTGATTTCAGCCTCTTTTTCCTGCTTGGCAATGTTTGCGTCAGCAGTTGCGATCTCAATGGTTTTCCTCTGCTCCTGTTCCTGAATCTCATAAGCTGCATCAGCTTCAGCCTTTTTGATGTCTGACTGTTTCTTAAGCTCCTGCTTCTTGATTTCCAGTGCATTGTTCTGCTCCGCAATAGCTGTCTCAGCTTCTACTCTTGCATCATTGGCCTGCTTGTCTGCGGCTGCCTTTGCAACAGCAATATCTCTTAAGCTTTCAGCCTTTGAAATCTGTGCTGATTTAGAAATACTTACAATTCTATCAATACCTAAATTCTCAATGACATCGGCCTTATCAGTAACATTCTGTACATTAAAGGACACAATATCTAAGCCCATCTTAGCCATATCCGGAGCTGCATTCTCCTGAACCTTATCAGCAAACTTCTTACGGTCCTGTACAATTTCCTCAAGCTTCATCTGACCAATAATTTCTCGGACATTACCCTGCAATACATCCACAACAGAAGTCCTGATGTAATCTTCATTCTTGTTAAGGAAGTTGCTTGCGGCAAGCTTCATCTTCTCTGGATCCATGCTAACCTTGACTTTTACAGCCGAATCAATATTGACATTAATATAATCATTGGTTGGAACTGACTCCTCAGTTTTTACATCCACTGAAATCATCTTCAAAGTAAGTCTGTCAGTTCTCTGTAAGAACGGAATCTTGATCGATGACCGCCCGATTACATACTTTGGCTCCTTCTTAAGTCCACTGATGATTACTGCCGTATCTGTTGGTGCCTTGACATATCCTGTAATAAGGATAAGAACAATGACTACCACAATGGCTGCTGCTACAAATATTAAGTTGTCCATGTGCATTTTTCTCCTTTTTTATAATGGATTTTTTTATATAATATTCCTTATTTGAACTTTGTCCAAAAAAGGAAATATTAATCTGTTATCATAATAATGTCAGTGTATTCATAATCACTGATGTCGGCATATCCATACTTAAGCAGCTCTTCAACAATATCATTGCAGTTGAATCTGCTTATACCGACAAACATCAAACCTGCATTATGCGGCATGTCCTGCTGCGATACCAATAATCCGCATCTGTAAGTGTTTCCAAATTCATCCACCTCATCGTCAGGCTTATTATCAAACACCTTAACCTTATGCTTGCAGTAATGTACATTTGTTACGGCAATGACCACGTCGGTACTACCCTGTTTAAATTTTAGTCGCACGCTTTTTTCTCCTCTCTAAATTTTCATCCAAATATCTTCTCAAATCTGCCTTTTGTGTAGTTGTATTTTTCGATGATTTTTTCTTCATACTTTACAACATACGTTTCAAGTTTCATTTTTAAAGCCGTATCTATCATGTTTTTGGTGCCTCTGCTGTCAGCTCTTAAAAATGCTATCAGCACACCGTTACAGCCCTTCTTCATGGCATATCTTGCCATTTCACCGTTCCTTCTTGGTCCGGCCATTTTTCCGTAACGGCTCCAGTCAGCTGGAAATCTAGCAACAGCCATTCCTTCTTCTCTTGCATATTCCTCGCCCATCTTATCAGTTCCACGGCAGGTGCCGCTGATTATGGTTGTACCGCTTACTGGAATTCGCGCAGTCTTGAATATCCACCTGCAAACCTTATTTAATCTGGTCTGGTCTGGTCCGTGAATTCTCTGCTTCCTGCTATTATTACTCTGTTTTCAGGCATCATATGACATCAGCTTCCTTTCTAAGACACACGCACGCCCCGGGTGGAGCATGCGCACGCTGCTGAAATTCTTTCGGATATGTCGGCATCCCGCTGTCGAGACCGGATACCGTCCAGGGAACTACTTCAGCTAAACCCGCGTGCATCCGGAAGGATTCGAACCTTAGCTGCCTGCCAAAACCAGACATCCGAATGCGATGATAAGCGGCGAACCGCCTGGCAGACATGACTGCATGCACACGGCATTGAAGACATACAGCTTCATGTCTGTCATTATAAGTATGATAGATTTTATACCCGTTTATAGGTTTCTATATAAATTTTCCATATTTTTCAGCTCGCAGTGCAACGCACATATAATACTATAAGGTCTGAATTTTTGGTGCACCCTTGTTATCCTCTTTTGGACACAAAAAAAAGAACTTCGGCAAAACACCGAAGCCCTTTTATAAAACAACTTCTTATTATTTTATTCCTATTGCAAGCAAGATAGTATGCTCATCATATCCCTGCCTTGCCAGTTCCTCTTTTGTTACACCATTTCTCAATTTTTGGACGGCTTCGGCCAGAAGATTCTGCCCTTCAACTCTGCCTTTAAGTATGCCCTGACTAATGCCTTTAGCCATATTTTTCTCCGCAATGTTTTGAGAATAAGCTGTCATCTGCCTTACCTCCTCTTCTATTGTTTTTGTTATCTTCACGCCGTGCCCAGCAAGCGAATCGAGTTTTTCCTGTTTCGACATCTCGTCGTTAACAAGATCCGTCAGAAAGCCTATCAGTTCCCCACTGGACTGCGTATAAGTATGATTTTTACTCAGTCTTATTATCTTCAGATACATTATATCATACCGGTCTTCGATTGTCGAGCTGCTTACAACCATTCCATTTTTTTCAACTTCTTTTTGAAGGCTTATGGTTTCGATTGTTCCTGCACGTTTTTCAGGTGTCTCGGGGCATATCCAAATGGAATACACTTTTTTCAAACCGCCGTACTTGACAGGGTCGTCTTTTGAAAGAGTAAATTCTTTTCCACACTGTCTTGAAATCTCCCTGCACATGTAGAATATGCCTCTTTCTGATATATCATACCCCGGACGTTCCGCTTTCTGCCCTTCGATATTAATGTAAAGCTTAACGAAATCCGTTTTGCTGTCTGACAACTTGACAGGAGCCATAATCCACGACAGAATATCAAATTTGACAAGCTCTTCGCCTGCGACATAATCCTCCTGCGCAAGTTCTCCCGACAGGACAGCATTCTCAAGCCCGGGCTCCACAGGTATGCGCATGAATTCCACATCGCCAAGAAGCGCTGTAATCTGTTCGTATGACAGATTTTTGCATTCATCCACGCAGCCTTTGACGATTCGTGCCATGAACTGTTCATTCGACAGAAGCTTCTTAATACAGTTGTCTAACAGTATGTCTTCAGGTTCAAGCGCGACAATGGTTTTTGCTGCTGATGTTAACTCTTCCATTTTTTGGTTTCTCCTTTCCTTTGTACTTTGTCTGTAAGTTACAAAAAGCCCGCAGGAAAGATACTTCCCGCAGACTGTGCGGGATAGTTCCCGTTAATAAGAAATTATGTTATTGCCTCCTTCTGTCATTTCTTATATGGAAAGTATGTAAGAAAATTTTCAGCCCACCGTGCTACGCACATATAATACTATAAGGTCTGAATTTTTGGTGCACCCTTATTATTCTCTTTTGGGCACAAAAAAGAGGCGCATCAGATGCATCTCTTCATTACTGACATAATAAAAAGCCCCAGACATTATCCGAGACTTTGTTTTAAAAAAGAGTTTACCACGATTTTGCCATTTCTATGACGCGATTGAAATCGCGCTCAAATGCACGGCTATAAAAGTCCTTGATATTCTGCGGCGCATCTTCCGAGCAGCTCAGACCTATTGTTTTAGTTCTATAGTGTTCTCTCAACGTTTCTTTGTTGTAAATACAAATGATTCCCTGACATCCTCCAATGATTCTTGCTGATACAATCCAGTTGCCGACATCTTCCCTTTTTACCGAGTCTTCATCGGTAAAAAGATATTCCGTCTGCAACACCTTTTTATATCCTTCTGCCCATGCATCATACATTGACTATTGCCTCCTTACACTTCCTCATACTGATGTCCATATCGCTTCATATATCCCTCGTATGAAGAATACAATGTTGCCTTATATATACGAGCAAGGCGTCTGCCTTCCTCTACACATTCATCGAATTCTTTCTTTGAAAAGTGTTTATAAAGCTGATCTTTGGAAGCTAAAATTTTACAGCCTGAGCCTGATGCAGTACTTGGTACATACTCAAAGCATGGATCGTACCCCATATCTCCGAATTCACTGAAGAATACACCAATGACAGACACACCATCTGTGACTAACCCATACACACTTGTAGGGTTTTTCTTATTAATGAATGCTCTAAGCCCCTGTTTCTTACAAACCTTAAGGTCTGCCAATAATTTTTCTCTTCTTTCTTCTGTTAAACTCATATTTTTTCCTCCCATTTTCTTTTTTATATAGAAAGTATGTAAGAAATTAGAAAACTGAAAATTTTTATAGCTGCATGCACGGTCGCCAGAATTTTAGGTACACTGCTTCATTTGATTTTTTGCGCAGGATTTTTCAAAAACAAAAAACATACTAATGATATACAAAAAATTGACTATGAAAGGAATTTTTATATGGAAAACAACAGCTCTTATTATAATCTGCCCGAAGCTTGTGCAACACTTGTTGTCGGCGCTTCTGGTTCAGGAAAAACACAAAATTTTGCAAAGCCTGCAGTTTTAAACCGTGGTCTGTCGCTGCATGAGCAGTCATTTGTCATTACCGACAAAAATGGCGAGATACTCAAAACATGTGCTCCTGTGTTAAAAGCAGATGGATATGATGTCATGTATCTTAATCTCACAAAATCATCGCTTGATGGCATTGATGCAAGGGCGTGCCATTATAATCCATTCGCACACATTCAAACCAACTACGGATTAAGTTTCGCCGTAGATGCATTTTATAATGTAATTACAGATGAAAATGAAAAACATTCCTTTTGGACAGACGTTGAAAAACATCTTCTAACTGCACTGCTTGAAGCAATGCGTATTATGAACCTTGCTGACTGGAATTCTGCCGGAAATCTCTTTCTGCAGGTGGCTGAATTTTTGAAAGCCGCACCGGAGCATGCTGAAAACAAGCTTGCAGAAATTGACAGCCTGTTTGAGAAAATCGGTGAGATTAATTTTTCGTGCACTGCAAAAAAAGAATATAATATTTTTTCAGATTCGACCCCGGCACATGTAAAAGACACCATTCTTCTCTCCCTGAGCAGCAGGCTATCTGTCTTTGAATCTGATTTCTGCAAAAACCTTATGTCAGACGACAACATTGATTTTTCGGCGCTTAACAATGGAAAAACAGCATTTTTCATCATAATATCTCCTGACAGCAGATACACTTTTTTTACCCCAATGCTTCTGCATCAGCTTTTTATGTTTTTCCTTAAATCCCCGAGTCCAGAACATCCTGCACGCTTCATTTTGGATAATTTTGCCGACATAGGGTATATATCAGGTCTCTTTACATGCATGGGGATTTCCGAGCGTTTTAAGATAGACATTCTGGCGCAGTCTGTCAGCCAGATATGCACATTATATGGAAGGAGTATTTCTGAACTTAGAAAATATTTCGATACCGGCGTCTGTTTTAGCTCATGTTTTAAAGAAGATGCCCAATACTTTGAGAGTCTGTCTAAGGTTAACATTTCTTCAATGCCAAAAGACAAATGCCTGGTCTGCATGAACAACTCAAAACGCTTTTCAAAGAAGTCTTTTCTTGCTGAAAAAATATCCGCGCAATAATTAGCCACACAAAAAAGGAGAACAGAAACTTCTGCTCTCCTCTTTTTTATGGCATCATTCTTTTTTGTTCCCTGATTCTGGCCATTACTCTCTTGGCCACATCTTCAGCTTCGTGGCATTCGTATCTGCCGGTATCAGGATTGTATCTGTTGTGCCTGCATTTTGCACAGGCACTCTCTGGTTCTTTACAGTATATGCTCATATCAGTCTTCCTTTCCAACCTCGATAATCAGCGCATGATCATGTATGGTCATGTATCTGATTTCGCAGTCATAAAATGATTCGATCGGAATCTTGTTATCCTTATCGCATAATTTTGTATCATACGCCGGAGCATCAAGGTCGTTCCATGTGACGTCTTTGCTGCATTCGTATATTGCAAAATTAGCATTGAAGTCGAATTCCTGATTGTTTAATATGTCTCCAACCGTCAAATGCTTCTTTTCCCTGCATGCTTCTTTAAAAACATCGTCCACTGTGACGGTTCCTTTTTCCTGTCTGCTGTACCATCTGCACAGCCTGCCATCGCCGTCATCTTTAATGCTTATGACAATGTCATCCAGCATTGGAAGATCTATGTTGCCGCCTCTCATTTTGGCAATAAACATATCCTTATCTTTCCATATGCAGGTTATATAATCCTTATTACAGTTCTCCATCATTAATATCAACATGCTTTTGTTTCTCCTCTTCTCTCAATGCATGATGCACATTGACATTCTTCTGCTGCCAGTACATCGTATGGATTTTCTTCATCCACAACAAATGTGTTGATGTTGTAGATAAATCCATGACTTCTTACAGTCCTGTCTTCCTTGCCCCAGTACCCAACAAGGGCTTTCATTCCTCTTACTGAACCTGTTGCATCAATGTATGTTGCATCAATGTTTGCGTGACAGCTGTGACTTAATCCTGTCGAGCCGTCCTTAATCCATGCAATTCCGCTCTTTCTGTCCCTGTGCAGTTCAGCACATGGACCTACATTTCTAACATACGTGTTTTTCATTTTGTATCTTCCTCCTGATATACGTAAATTCTGACCGGATAATCCTCGTTGCCATATGTTGTATCAACCATTATCCTGTAGCAGTCTGACATAAAAGGCTTTATGAAATATCTCTCATTTGCTCCTTCGTATGTGGAAGCCATATGCTCCCTCATTGCCCAGCCGCAGCCTCGCGGGAAGCTCCTGTCAAGTTCGCTGATAATGTTTGTAACACCGCATATATCCTTTTCTGACACATGGCATCCTTTATCAACAAACCATCTTCCATGCCAGCCATTCTTGAAATACAACCGGAAATAGCCAATGCACTTTCTGCCATCAATGCCGCCGTTTTTTGTATCATCGTTTTCAAAGCCAAGCACGCATCTGTTGTCATTGACATACCCTCTAAGGTCAACATCATCAAGCTCACGCGGGCATCTGAACAGTTCCTGATACTCACCGCTGAACTGTCCATATACGATGCTGCATACAGCTGTCTGGATCAGCTGTGTCTTATCTGCTTTACTCATTGCTGTTCCTCCTTATTACCATCAACAATTTCTCCTGCACCAAGGTCACGAAGCCACTTGACGAGGTCCGCATCCGATACAGTGAAATCTTCTGCTGAGTATGGATACCTATTATAGGTATCGTTTTTTACGACTTCCGGTGAAAAGTTCTGGACACCTGCATATTCCACCAGTTCCTTTGCAAGAAGCATTGGACTGTGCTTTTTTACAAGTTCCTCAACCGGCAGTCTGACTTCCTCATACAGTCCGATGCACTTAAGCATATCGACCCATGGAAGCCACGAGTCGTCGAGGTCAACATAACAAAGAGCTGCAAAGTTCTCGTCACCGTTTTCTCCAAACTCTGTGTTCAGGTAGAACACATCAAACGTATTCTCAAGGGACTCGTGGTCCTTAAGCTCCTCCTCGCTGAAATGAGGCTTCACAAGACAGCCGCCATAAGCAAGAAAATTAATATCTCCCATATTTGTCCATTCCGTTTTACTCATTGTCTGTTTCTCCTTTCTTCTCAACAGCTTCAATACATTCTGATAAATACCTGCTAAAGCTTCTGCCGGTAAGAACCTCAAAAAGCTCGCTGACTGATTTTTGGTCCACGGAATTTTCGTATATATCAAAAATCTCCCCGGACACTCCCGTTCTTTCAAGAAGATGATTTTTTATGCTTTCGTTCATAATGCCCGAAAGAACAGTATCGCAGTCCAGCACAAACGGTCCGCACTGCATCATCTTCTTTATTTTTTCAATTTTTTCATACGCTGTATAAATAGCGCTCTCCTTTTCTGCCATATTCAATTTCCTCCATTTCTCTTTTTCTGATATAAAGAGTATGTTTGAAAGAACAAAAATGGCATCAAAAAAAGTCCCGGTGAAATCCAGAACCTTTTGTTATTGAGAAAACCAAACATTTCCATATAAAATAAAAAATCATACTTTTTTTAAATAATCGCAAAAAAAAGGAAGTGAAAATATTGATTAACTATGAAACAGCCAAAGCTGAAGCCGGTGAATCTACCATAAAATGCAACAGAGTAACTTTTGTATGCGACAGCGCGCATTTTAATCAATGCATGGCAAAGAACAAGAAGAGGTGCCGAAATTTAAGCATTCTTACATGCATTTCTTCATTTGTATTCGTTGCACTTACAATTGCATCGCTTGTAACACTGGCTGCTTCTGCAGGATTTAAGATTCCGCCGGAAGCGGCTATACCATTTCTTGCAGTATTCGGGCTTTCATTTTCCGCCGAGAACAGACAACGGCCATATGCAGAAAAGCTTATTGCAGCTGACTATATTTTGAAGAATGACAGTGACTATATAATTCGTAGGAAAGACGAGCACACATGCCTTATGACAACTTTAAGAATGAGTGCGCAGGCAACCCATGCGGCAAAAGCCGGGCATACAGTGAATTTTGATTCACTCTATATTTCTGTCAGGGATAATACAGACAAATTGTCAGCGTTTTTAACCAGCAGCGAATTGAAAATATCTCTGATTCTTCGCACCGGAAGCCGAGATGTCTGGTTTGAAGTTCAGAATGAGCCGGAATAATAAATAAAAAGTCAGCCAGACTTATATGGAAGGCCATTTCTCAAAATCATTTCTGACATACTATATGTGTAAGACAGAGGAAATCTGTTAATACACAACTCCAATTTTCTTTTTAAATATGGGCCGGGCGCGAAAGTGTCCGGCCATACGTGTGTCCAAAAACGCAAAAACAGGAGCTGGAAAATATCCAGCCCCTGTTTTTGATATTTATTAAACAAATCATAAAGGAGTGTATACGCAGGGACTATTCTTCCCTGCAATATAAGTATGATATATTTTTCTTTCGATTTTCAGCTCTTCAGAAAAATCATATCTCGTATTCTTCCTCTTCCTCGCGGGTTCTGCTTCTCCCCGCACGTCGCTGTCTTGACTCATCTGCTTCAATCTCATCTCTGTCTCCTTTAAGTTCATGGAGCGCTTCAAGGTCAAGCCTTGTTGATCCAAACACAGCGTCAATGTCGATGTTGTCAATGAACACATTTGTCAAATCCGCAAACTCCATATTCACGAACCTGTCAAAAACTCCATTGTCCGCTTTAATCGTCATATTGTAGTCATCGTTTTCATTCCCAAGACTGAGCCCGCAGATGTATGGCTCAAATCCTTTAATTGCATCAAACATGCCGTTTTTTATACACTTGCACTCTTTTGATATAATGAGGACAAGGTTCTCATCCACGGTATACAGCGTCTCTCCGCCTTCCTCAAGCCTTTCCCTAATTCTTCTTGCGATTTCTTCCTTACTCATTTTTATCCTTCCTTTCTGATAATGATGTCTGTTAATGTTAATTAGCTACACAATATATATGGATTTTGCAGAATTAACACAAAAAAGAGACTGTTTCCAGTCTCCCTTTTTCTATATGAAATTTTCTTTTCTTATCCGTAATATTCCTGAGCAAGGAAGTCCGGTTCGTTGTCTATCCCCAGCTCATTCATATATGTCTTGCAGATTTCTGTCAGTTTTTCTGCCGTGAGGTCTCTTTCCACCTCATTCATCTGCCACGGATAACTTTCGCTGTAAAGAACTGCTGCAGATGTATTGCAATCGCCGTCAGGCGGACAGTAGTCAAACCTGACTCCGGTTTCCCTGGACATTATATTTGCAATGACTGCGCCAAGCCCTTGACATCCACTGCTGTCGCAGTCATAATCGCAGAAGACATCATCCAGATCAAACTGGTTTTTAGGAGAATAAGTAAGTATTTCTTTATACACGTCTCTCTCCCGTTCTGTTCTGCAGAATGCCTCTTTATGTTTTTTTATGAACTGAACAAGAATCGAATCCTCAGCATCGCATTCAAATCCAAATCCATAAACCATCATTGTGCTACTGCTCATATCTGTTCCTCCATTCTAAAGCATAATTTCGGCATAATCTTCTCTGCTTATGCCTGTTACATCGCAAACCTTGTCGATAAACTCCATATCGTCAAGACCGTGATACTCCGTAAGGCTGTTATCGTACCAGCCAATTATCGCGTTTTCCAGCGCTGTCTTAAGCGCTGTTGTGTCATATAATATACTGCTCATTTTGTTCTTCCTTCTTATGCTACATAGTCTAAATCAGCAACATTATCCACTGTTGCCTCATAGACTGCCTCAATTTTTCCCGGCACATGACTGCCGATTTTAAGTGCATTTGCCAGTGTCAGGGCATCATCCCTGTTTACAGCGGCGACAAATGCCCGTCTGCCGCCTGTGAATTCAACGATATAATACTTATACCGTTTCACCCTGTCAGCAATCTGTTTTGCCTTATTGATGTATAAAAACAGTTTTTCACGCTCATCTATCTCGTATCTGAGAAGATCCTCGTTACTCTTGTTTCTATAATACCAGTAAGTTTTTTCTCTTGCAGTCTGATAGCTGCAATTGTACTGCTTCATAAACTGGCGCACATTCGCATGCCATCTGCCCTTACTGATGTTGTTCATCAGCTCATTGTTTGAAAACAGGTCATCAACGGTCACATCATGCACAAGCGCGTATTTTTTTAAAAAATCCATCGCCTCATACATATCAGTGCGGTCATCTATTGTGACCTGTTTCAGCTTTTCAGTGTCGGTTATTAACTTCCTTATCGCCTCCACTTCTTTTTCACTTAATTTCATATTTTTTCCTCCATTCTTCTTTTTTATATGGAGAGTATGATATAAATTGAAAAAATGAAGTCTTCCGGCGACAACACCGAGCCCTGGCAATGACGATATTTTCAAAATATCGTCAAACGGATATCTTTTCTGTATGTCCAAAAAGCCAGCAAATACAAGGCTTTCAGCCACTTTGCAGTATGGTGTCAAAAGAATCCGGACAAATTCCAAATAATATGACACCAAAAAAAAAGAGCCGCATCTCTGCAGCCCTTTGTTTATCATATCACTTTCTTATTCGCCGATTTCATAGACGACAAGAACGCTGTTAAGTCCCGCAACAGGCGTAACCGACACCACCCTTGCATTCTTTTCTTCCAGCGCATAGTTAATTTCATCCTCGGCGTCAGAGGCGGAATACATTTTTGCCACCTGTTTAGGCTTCGGTTTGTTGAGCAGATATTTCAAACAGCCGACCAGCTCGACTCCCGCCCTTGTTTCCCATACGTTCATGATAGTTTCCTCCATTCTTCTTTTTTTATATGGAAAGTATGTTAGATTTTGCATAAACCGGTATATGGTTTTCCATATAAGTATGCAAAAAAAGAGCCGCATTTCTGCAGCCCTTTATTGACCCAAGAGTAACTCCTTATTCAATCTTGTCCCATATGAGCTTGTACTGTTTATACAGATGTTCCGGGATATCCAGCTCTTTAATTTTTGTGTCGGCAAAAGCCGTTTCTGATATTTGTGCACGGATATTCTTATCGAAAATCAGATGACAGATATCTGCCCTGCTGAAAGCGTGTTCGTCGATTCTTACAGAGCCCGCTATCTTAACCTCATTGATATGAGTCAGTGAAAGACAGTCTCTGCCAAACCACTCAATACAATCCGGCAGGATGACTCTGGCTTTTATTCCTCCAAACACTCCATAAGGCAGATGCTTAAGACTGCTTTCCGACAGGTCAGCTTCTTTAATGTCTACACAGCCAGCAAAAGCGCGTTGTCCAAGTCCGTCCGATGTAAGGCTTTTAAGCACTACTTCTGTAAGTCCGGCATTTAAGAAAGCGCATTCGCCTATGCTTACAACATTCGACAAATCAAATGTCTTAAGCTTCATGCACATGTAAAATGCGTCAGCCTCAATTACAGATATATCTTCAATGTTTTTGACATTTTCAAGGTTCTCGCAGCTGCAAAATGTTCCCTGCTTAATGCGGTCACATCCTTTTGGCAGTATCACCTCGCAAATGCCTGTACATTCTCTGAAGCACTCAGCTCCAATTTCTGCATCATCAGGAATTTCCACACTGCCTGAAAGATTTCTGCATCTTGCGAACGCTTTGTCTCCTATATAAGTTACACTGCGCGGAATAACTATACTCTTAAGCATCGAGCCTAAGAAAGCACCGTTTCCTATTATCCTTAGTCTTTCCGGAAGTTCAATACTTTCAATGCCTGCATCAACAAAAGCACCACGGTCTATTTTTACAATCAGCTTTGTACTGCCTGTGAACTTCACGTCTGCAAGCGCTCTGCATTGTGCAAAAGTTCTTTCTGGAATTTTTACAATTTCTTTGCCGCATACGTTGACAACAACGCTTTTCAATTCATTGCAAAGCTCAAAAGCGCTTTTTTCTTTCAGAACATTTGCATTTTCTATAAAAAGCTCACGAATACCGCTTCCATAGAAAGCGTGTGATTCTATGCTCTTTATATTTTCCAACAGTGTCACAGACTTAAGACTCTTGCATTTTAAAAATGCGCCATATCCGATACTGCTTATATTTTCAAAGTTTATCTTTTTGAGATGTACGCATTCTGAAAAGCAGTTATTGGGAATAGCAACATTTTTATCTTCAAATATTACCTCTTCAAGCCTGCTGTTTGCAAACATCCCTTCGCGCAGTTTAAAGCCTTCAGGAATGACTACCTTTGTCAGATTTGTCATTGCAAAGACTTTCTGACCGGCACTTTTCAGGATTTTCGGAAGAACGACTTCTTTTATGCACGCGTTATTAAACGCGTCAGCACCTATATAATCCATAGTTTCCGGAAGCATTGCTTCTTCAAGCTTTGTATCTTCAAACGCAGATCGTCCAATGCGTTTCACTGATTCAGGAATTGTCACTCTTTTAAGATTCTTGCATGAATAAAAAGCTCCATCCCCAATTTCAACAACACCTTCAGGAATCACGACTTCTTCCAGCATGTACCGGTTCGCAAAAGTACGCGGACTTATTGTTATTACGCCTTCCGGTATGACCACTTTCCCTGTTTCTATGTGGCATGACTCCAGGACTCCGTTTTTTATGACAAACCCATTATTCTGAATATTTATTTTGTTTGTTTTGATCACGTTTACTTTCATTATTGTTCCTCCGTTTTATTTGTTTTTGCACAAAAAGAGCCGCATTGTGCAGCCCTTTTTTAAATAACTTTATTCCATGTTTATCGGAACACCATCCACTCCTGCGGATCCGTTTGAATCCGTCGGCGTGTAGTGGTCGCCCGGCATTGGAAAGAGTATTCTAAGGAGCAGATAATTGATTGCATCCTCCAGATACTCCGTATTTTTTGTTCTGTTGAATTTTATAAGGCATTTATCAAGCGAACCTAACGCATCAACTCTTCCGCCTCCAAAATTCTTGTTAGCCGGACCATATTTGTAATATGATATATCCAGCTTCTGTTTACAGCGCACGATTGTATCATCAATTGTGCGCTCCTTAATTGTCCTGTCTTCCATCTTTTTTTCCTTTCTTATTTTTCTTCCCAGTCTTCGCAGCTGTCGTTATAGTCGATTGGAAGACCGTAATTGTCAGAGCACTCATTGCTGCAGGTGAACTCTCCTGCGTCCCTGTCATACCTGTTATACAGGCAGTTTCCACATCTTTCGTCCATCTACTTTTTCTCCTTTGTATTTTCTGTTTCCATGTCCATAAGCTCGATGCCGTTTTCATACAGCATCCCTGATATAGCACACGCCATCTTAAGCGGCACCTCCATGCCAAGCATGTTCTGCAAATGCTGCCACTCATCCCATGTCATGATGCTGTCTTTTTCTGCCCTTGCAATTTCAAGAAGCTGTCCCTTCTTAAACTCCTCAAATGGCTCGTCAACATCTGACAATGCTCCCACATGAACAAGCCATGTGTTAATTTCTTCTTTCTCTTTCTTTGTGTAACCCATATGTCCCTCCTTTTCCTTACCATAGAAATGCCTTAAACAGAGACTCTGCCGTATCTTATGTGCATTTCTTTTAAAGCAATAACAGCCTTTTGAAGCGCGTCATTAAGTAAAGCCTCTGCATACAGCTTTCTGTCTCTTTCATCAGCATCTGGAAACTTTTCATCCACAATAGGATAAAGTGCTTCCAGTTTATAATCCGAAAATACATATTCGGTTATAATTTTTTCTGCTTCTGTTTCAGTCATATGTTCCTCCTTTTCCGCAAATATATAATCTCTGCTAAATCAATTTTCCTGCACGAAAAGAGTAATAGCCGTCTGTTCCAACTATGATATGGTCACAGAGCTCGATTTTCATCAGCTTTCCCGCTTCCATAACCTCTTTTGTTGTGTTTATATCATATTTTGACGGCGACACATCACCTGTAGGATGATTGTGGACCATAACAAACTGTGATGCTCCGCACAGCATAAGACGTATAAAAATTTCTCTGGTGCCTACAATCGAAGCGCTGACGTTGCCATGGGAAATCTCAAAGACGCCAAGCGGTCTGCACTTGACATTCATGGCAATAACCCATACGTGTTCCTCTGCCAGATATGAAGCATTAAAGACATCATCCATGACCTTTTTGATCTTTTCCGGTGATGTCATTTTGTCCACATCCGGACAGTTCTTTGATTCCTCCTTAACTAAATAAGGATGCTGCTCCTCATTGAGCAGCATGTCATACTTTGTCACTCTCATTTTGTTTCCTCCATTTTTCTTTTTATATGAAAAGTATGATAGAAAATAAAATACTGGACGCGAAAAACCGGCATCATTTCTGACGCCGGTTCCTCTTAGATGTCCGTAACTTTTTTGCGGTCGGATGTTCAGCTCTGACTGCACCATAAGTATGATAGATTTATTTTTCGTTTATTGCTTTCTATATAAGTTTTTGCATTAATATTCGCGAAAATGACCAAATCTCATTTTTCCTTTTTCTGACATACTTTCTGCAGATATTTTTTTTCAGAGAGGAGGAATAACAAACAGTGGCAGTTAACTACTACGAAATATTATGCGGCCAGAGCTCTTCGTGCAGGTCGATACAGCACAATCGTCTCATGCGCGGATTGTCTGCCCAGAAAACCAAAACGTTCATTGTAAAATCCGATCATTATCCCGACATGACCGAGCTGACTGTACATTTCAGAAGCAAGCTCCGAGAACTAAGATGCGACGGCATATACGGAGTGAGATACATTTCCAAGGAAAACATTAACGAACTGTATTCGGAAAAAGAGCAGGAAAAGTTCCTCTCTTTTCCAGACATGCAGGCATCATAAAACACTCATTGGCACGAAAAAAGCACCGGAATTCTCCGATGCTTCTTTTTTTTAAAAACAGTTCTTAAATGATATGAATGAAGTCTTTAAGTTCTGTATAGAGCGTTGTAAGGCCTTCCTTTTCCATATCTTTTCTGACCTCTTCAATCGGCCAGTTATTAGGATACTGAACACATGTGCCCCTGTCGTTTCTTGCAAGGCACTTATATCCTTTTTTCTCTCCCTTTTTAAAGAGCTTCTCATCTTCTACAAGATTGATAAGCTCTTCAGCAAGGAAGCTGAAGTCAATAATTCTTGGATCCGTTTCAAACAGAGCCTTAACTGCCTTGTCAGTGCTCTTGGCTGTCCACTCTGCTATGAGGCTGTCAACTCTTTTTTCAGCCTCCACTGTATCAAATACAGGGTATCCTCCGCTTCCATCTGCGAAATCATTATACACCCCGACTTTTTTGTTATTCAGGTATATATTGGCGATAAAGCCCTCGCCTTCCATTCCGTATGTTTTCTTGACACTTTTGAACTGGAGATTATCTCCAGCAATTATCAATGCCGCCATCTTTGTTCCTCCTTATCTGCTTCTTTTTATTTCATCAATATCTTTGACTCTAACTGCCACATAGTCGTTATGGTAAGAACTAAATACCGAATAGGCATTTAGTGTATTTCCTTCTTCTTCTATCTCGTCAATGCTTTCGGTTCCGTATTCAAAATCGTCGGTATCTCCGTCTTCGTTATTGCGGTCATCATCAACCATGGCCATTAAAAGCCTTTTAACCTCGTCTTTTGTTCCTGTAAATTTGCTTACACAAGGCCCGTATTCTGTCGACCCTTCGATAATTATCCATTCCTCCATTATGTTTTTCCTCCTGTTTTCTATACTCAATCGAAAAACTTTCGATAGTGCCGATGAAACCGTTTAAGTTTTCCAGCCAGAGTTTTACACTTTTGTATGCATCCTCCATCCTGCCGTTATTAATATAGTGGTCAACAAATTCCTGCGGAATTTCTGTTTCCGATGGCAGAACTGACAGATATTTTTCTGTATAGTCCTTGCCGGTCATTACATCAATGACACTCCACTTGATGTCCGCAGCATACCACTTCCTGGCGCAGATAACTGTGCCATCATCTTCCACAGCATAGCCTGGAAGAATCATTAACGCGCTTAAGGTTATAATCTTCTCATCTGCAGAAAAGGCCTTAAACTTTGCTGAGTCTATAATTGCTTTTGTATTTCTGCCCATTTCTACGACAAGCCCATGCAAGCTCTGCCAAAACTCAGGTGTTGCCTCCATGTCAATGAACCTGCCTGTCTCAGGCGCCTCTTTTCCGAAAAGCATTTCCTGACAATTTGGGCAGTAGCCTGTCTTTATGAACTCTCGCTCAAAGGCATCGAAGTCTGTAAGCTCGTCTTGTATCCTGCCACCATACATTGCATAGTGGCGATGCTCCGCTGCCATCGTCTCATCTTCTTTGAGTCCTATAACCCTGCCGCACATCGGGCAGGTTCTCTTGATAAGTTCTGTTGTCTTCATTCTTTATATCCTCCATTTTTCTTTTTTTATATAAAGAGTATGATTGAAAGTAGAAAAACGAAAGGCTGTATGTGTTTTTATATGGAAAGCCATTTCTCAAAATCATTTCTAACATACTATATGTGTAAGACAGAGGAAATCTGTTAATACACAACTCCAATTTGTTGAAATGACGGAAAGGAAAAATATGAAATATTTATTTTTTTTTATTGTATGTAATAGTGGTAGGAGAGTTTTTGTTCAGCAGTCCAATAAAAATTAAGAAAAACAGTGGTAATCCACGAGGACGGTATTTTTATAAACTGAGTGGTATTATTAACGTTATTTTTGGTAGTAGTGGCATAATTGCTATAAATATATTGTTGATGAATAAGAATATTGTTCCACAAATGTACGTGTGGATAGGTATTATTGGTTTTATGCTCATTGAAGTATATGGAATGTTCTGTATAGTAAAAATGATGTTATCGGTTGAACCTTAACATCCCGATAAATTATGATTTGTGAGGTGATTATATGAAATGTCCTAAATATATTAAAGAAGCTCTTGATAAGAGATTAAAGGCTGCACAACAATTTAACCATTACGATTTGATTGTTAGTGAATACATAGATAAGCATGATTTAGACGTAGATTCCTGTCATTATCATGGTGGTTGCGAAAGTATTGTATTTCCCGAATCTTCTTATCACACAATCTTAGAAGCAATCAAAGAAAAATAGACAGTTAAACTGAAATTTTCTTTTTAAATATGGGCCGGGGGCGAAAGTCTCCGGCCATACGTGTGTATAAAAAGAAAAGAGAGGGAAAAATCCTCTCTAATCTTTTTGTTTTGACAAATTAAAGGATTACAAGCTGCCCTGTTGCTGCATTACACAGGTATGCATTGTTGGAAAGCTGCTCCTCTTCGGCCACCTCTGAGCCATTTACCTCTTTTACGAGGTCACTCAGATTGCTACCGAACGACATGTACGCTGGCAAAGCCAGTATTTCGTGGACAGACGACGGAATCAGCACGAGGTTTGTTTCCCCAAGCATCTGACTGATGCGCTTCACGACACGTCTGCTTGTGATTACGCCTGCACCAAACGATGTTGCTGCATTTGTTACAACAAGCATTGGAACTGGGTCTTCAATCTCCATATCTGCAGGAAGAAGTCCCTTTTCCTTTAACACGTCCATGATAGACATGATATTCACGTCTGCTGCGACATTTGCTTCCGCCGCCAGCCATGCCTCTTCCAAAGTCACTCCAGTCACCTTGCAGACAGCATCTGCGAGCACGAAGCTGCTGTCTTCCTGTACACAGGAGGCATCTACACGGATGTATTTTTCAATACCCTGTGCAAATGGCTTTACGACATCTGTTTCTTTGCCGCTGCCAGCCCTGCGTAAGCAGACCTTTGCAGTCTTAAGGATATTATCCCTTGTTACGGGATTTGCCTTTGAGGCTACATTGTACTGCGCCCTCATGTCAGCAGCAACCTCAGCGAGAGCGACATACACATCTTCGTTCTTGCATGCATTGACATGGTTTGCAATGTCATCAGTAACATTAAAGGACGGCCTTACGCTCTCCTTGCCAATGATGACAGATGGCTGGCCGTCTTTTTCTCCAACCATTGCCATTCCAGCCTCTAAACCGTTAATTGTTTCTGCCACCATTGTGGCAATTTCCTTCTTTGTCATGTTAAATTCCTCCATTTTTCTTTTTTGATATAACAAGTATGTTAGAATTAATAAAAATGAAAAAAGCCTGCAGGAATTATCCCACAGACTCTTTTTTGACTAATAAAACGTTATCTCCGGTTTCATACCGGCGGCCAGCGCAGCCTTGTACACCGCCTGACCTTTGTCATATCCGTGATCTTCGGCCCATTCCTCAATGGAACTGTACACGGGTTTCATTCCCGGAAAACAGAGATACTGCCCTCTGATTTCCTTTTCAAAATATTTTTCTGCCCATTCTTTTGACACGCGAAAACTGTAATCGCGTGTCTGGATCTCTATTGTTTCCATGTTTTTCTCCTTATGAAATAATTATTATTTGTGTTTAAATGTAGACAAATGTGTCTAGCTTACATTATCTAACCAGTAAATCTTAGAATATTTCCAAAGTACTTTACATTTTCTTGCGTTAACTTTCTTACAATGTTTTGTTGGACTTTTGTTGGCGTTAATTGTTTATTATTAGCATCCAATACAAAAGCATAAATTTGTCATTTCTGACGCCTTCCTTTCGGAGAATTTTTCTTCGTGCCAATATCGAGTAGAGGACATGTGTTTCCCTGTTATCAATGCAGGACATTAGCATTGTTTCTTGGTTTGCACTCACAGAGCTTCAGACTGA